TCTGCGTGAGCTCCGGAACAGCTTCCGGCATCTGCACTGCATCCGCTCTAAGGTTCGCACAAGGTGGAAAATTGTCGCAGATTTTCAACTAAACATCCGGAATCGCCCCAGTATCGTTGCGTTTTTTGGGGGGCGAACAGGCGCAGTAGTTTTTCCCGCGGCGGACAGTACCTTTTTCTCCGGCGAAAAGTCCACGAAGGGGGCCGGTTTTCCGGTTTGCTAGCCAGAAAAGCGACTGTCTCCGGCCGCGCGAGAAAAAAAGCATAGCGATGAGCCACGCGAGCCACGGCGCGGCTGGTGGGGGAATAATGTTGGTGGTGTACGGTGACATTCGGGAGGGACATGCCTATGTGTACGCCCCTCCCGAATGCGACGGGGGTGATTAAATGTAACGGATGATCTCGGCGCGGTTATATCCATTTGCGCCTCGGGTCATGATCTCAAGGAAGTCGTCCCGCGTGAAGTCAGATAAACGGAAGACTTCTTCTGGCGTCATGCCCAGCTCCTTTGAGATCTCCTTTATCTCCTTGCCGGAGTCGAGGAGTTCTTTCACAATCGCTTTCATTGGCTCCAAAAGATGTGTGCCTCTGGCGCGGTTGTGTGTGATGGTCCCGTAGATGTCATCTGCTCTGTCTGTGTGATTTACAAACACAACAGGCACCTGTCCGTGAAGCTTCGTCAGAAGTGGCTCCCTTCCTGAGACTGTCCATCTGTGGAAGCCGTCTATGATTGTATAGTCAGGCCGGCAGACAATGGGCAGTGTCCATCCGTTGGTAAGGATGGACTGTATTAGGAGCTTGAGGTTGTCCTCTGACACTTTGTTGGGGTTGTAGTCATTGGCCTTTAACAGCTTTCGATCAACCCACTTGAGGGATTGCAGGGGGGCGAAGACATCAATATTCTGCACTGGTTTTCACCTCCCTTCGTTTGGAGGTTTCAGCCTTGGCAGTCTGGACGAATTCGCTGGCCCAGTTGGTGATGATAGCCCGGAGTGTTCTGAGCTTCGGATCTCCAGCGATAATGCCCTCATACATCTTCCGGTAGATCTTGTCGGAGGCTGTGCCGTTCATCTTCACGTACTGGCGCTTGTATGCCTGGCCAACCTTCTTCCGATCCGGGGAGATGAATGTGTCATCGAATTTGTCAAAGAGCATTTCCTTGACCAGCGCACGGTAATCCTTCTTCTCCTGATCCGCTTCCAGGTTCCGTCTCTTCCGGGTGTTCCGCTTGAACATCTCCGAATCCCAGTAGAGCATGACCATGTAGGCGTTCGGTTCCCGCCGTTCAATTCGCGCCCAAAGGTCAGGGTTGATAGCGGCGATGTGCCGGAGGCCGGCGCAGCTGTCCGCGGCGAAGAAGTTGCTTAGGCGCATCTGAGGCCGGTTCATCCCATCCCGGTAAAGATCCATGTAGGCCTCCGGGAAATGGAGATGATGCTCTTTGATGTAGAGCCAGACGTCCGTGTCCTTCCAGTCGTAGATCGGAAGCACGTAATACTGCTGGCCTGTGGCCCCGCCATTCATCTTCGACCGGGCGATATTCCGAAGGCGCTGCACACTCTCGCTGGCCCGGACGCCCATCAGGATAATTCCATCGTTCATGGCGATGGAGCAGAATGTCTGATAGTTCATCTCGCCGGGATAGTGCAGTGCCGGATGCTGAAGAATGGCGAAGGGCGGAGGGTCTCGGACCCATACGCTTTCCTTGCCGGGCTCCCAGGTGATCCACCGCTCATTGCTTTGCAGCTGATGAAAGCAGGACACCTGTTTGAACGGGAGACAATACCAGTCGAATCTCACGCCCAAATTTGAAAACAAACCATGCCACTGATAGGCCATCTGTTCCATGGAGGGGTAGATAGCTTCCTCATCGATGAAGAAGACTGTCAGCTGTTTCGGATCGATCTTGCCCTGTTTGATCAGGGAGTAGACGATGTGGCACATGCACAGGCTGTCTTTTCCGGAGGAGAAGGCGATGTACACCTTCACTCCGTTGGAAAAGGCGTTCATGATCCTGGCCACAGCAGCTTCCACCACAGACATGGAGCTCTGTTTCCGTTTGATCGCCATGGCCATCACCTCACAGGGATGTGATGACCGCAGTTCGGGCACACAACGTAGGAGCCCTCAGGAGGCGTTTCTGGCGCTTCCGTCTTCTGGACTGGTGTTCCCTCGGCTTTAGGCGCAGGCGAAGCGGACGGCCCGAAATTCCCGGCCGCGTGGTCTTCCTCGTGCCTCTTCATGGAATTGACGGAGGATTCCGTGAAGTTTCCGTAATCGGTAACCAGTTCATCGATCTCCGGCGTCTCGGCCAGGAGCGTTTCCAGCAGATCCTCATCATATCCGGGGATGTCCACGTCTCCCAGCTCCCGGAGCCATTCATCGAAGACTTCCAGGTTGTCGGTGCCAAGCGTGTAGACCTTGTTATCGGCCAACATCAGCTTCTTCTTCTGGGCTTCGGTCAGATCGGTGCGCTTCAGCACTGCCGCTTCCGTCTTGCCCATGGCCACCATGGCCTCATACAGGCCGTTGCCGCAGAGAATGACGTTGTTCTCATCCACCACAATGGGCCGGATCTGGTCGAACATGTCTACGCTGCGCTGGAATTCCTTCAGCTGACGGTCCGTATGGATCCGGCAGTTCTTCTCCGGACGCTTCAGATCGGCCAGCTTCATGTTGGTGATCTTCATTTGCCCGTCACCTCCTCGAGGAAGGCCCGGGCGCTGTCGATCTTCTCAGCTGCGCCTCTGATGATGTCCGGATCGATTTCCCAGACTTCGCTGTAGCCCTGGTGCAGATCCTCCATGTACATCCGGGAAGGCCAGGGATGCGTCCCGCAGCGGAAGCCGTTCTTCCATCCGTAGATCGGCGGGAGCTTCAGCTCATGGTAATGGATGTACGCCAGGATCATCTCGTGCGGCCAGTCTGCCAGCGGCGCGTACCGCACTTCGCCGGAGTTCTTCCGGATGACATTGTCCTTCCCGCAGACGTTGCCGTCCGCTTTCCGGTGGCCAACCAGAATCAGATCCAGCTTGTGGTCGAAGAAATACTGCGTGAAGGCTTTCCGCTGTACGCCGGAATACCAGGCGTTCAGCTCCTTACCCTTCGGGAAGATCATCTCCTGATGCTTGGCCAGCCAGTCCAGGTTCTGGCCGGTGGAGATGACCTCGCAGCCCTCCGGAAGATTCGACAGGCACCAGCCCATGAATTCCGGATATTCCAGCTCAGTGTGGGCGAACATGCAGTCCGTGATTCCCACCTGTCTGCAGATGTCGGAGAGGACAAGGCTGTCCTTGCCTCCGCTCCAGCAGTAGGCCGCCTTCTTGCCGTTGGTGTGCTTCCGGATATCAGCCTTCACGGCCTTGACGGCTTTTTCCAGTTCCTCCGGAGAGACCAGCTCTTCGATCCGGTCGAAGGCCTCCTTCCAGAGGTTATTATCAATGCGCTGTTTGCGCCCGAGGATCAGGTTCATGCTCTCTTCACCTGCCTTTTCTCCCAGAGATACCAGCAGATAGCGAAGAGGATGGCAGCCCCGACAAAGTAGATCCGGACGCTGGCCATCAGCGTCCACATTCCCATCACTCCGAGCGGCACCAGGAACGCCCATCCGGCAATCATGCCGGCGTTGATCCCGAGCCCGACCTTCTTTCCGAAGGCGATGTAGATGGAATACATGGAGCTGGACAGTGTGGAGGCGCCGATGATGGTGATCAGGAATGCCTTGATCACGTTCAGCGCCGGGGAGAACTGAACCCATGCCAGCGGGAAGATGATGGCCATGTAGATTCCGAAGAAGATGCCGCCGAAAGTGAACGCCCTCTTGACGTTGATCTTGTGCGTCCCGTCCTCGTTCTTCTCGTTGTAATTGAGGATCTCAAAGAAATAGGGATAGGTGAACGGCCCGGGCAGCAGCAGGATCGCTTTCCAGATGCCCTGCTTCATGCTGTCACCTTCGCCGATCAGCGGGATCGTCCGGAAGTTTCCTCCGGAATGTATGGCAGCGGCCACCGTGACGATCACAGCCAGCAGATAGACGATGATCCATCCGAAGCCGTCCGTCAGTACGTTCCGGATCATGCCGTATTTGAGCAGGATGACCAGGAACACAACCGCCATCACGTAGGCGATGAGCATTCCGTAATCAGCTCCGAGCGGCGTATCCGCGAAGACTGTCTGCGTTCCGTTCATGGACAGCCAAGCCTGGAAGATGCACATGATCCCGCAGACCCACTTCATGATCCTGCTGCCGAAGACCTCCCGAACCTTCGGGATCTTCATGGCGCACAGGCCAAACACGATGCAGGCCAGCACGTTGCCCAGCACCCAGATCAGGGAGGGAATCACTCCGTAGGTCTGAGTCATCGTCACGCCGTTCATCAGAGAGCCGATCCCGGCCCATGTCGCACAGATGCTCAGCGCATAGTACATTTGAGGATTGTTTTTGAACCTTGCCTTCAAAGTGGCAATCATTTTGTCTGCTCCTTTCATTCTCAGCGCACCTTAGGCGAAGTCGGCGCGAAAATGCCAAACACGATGCAGGCCAGCACGTAGGAGCGGTGTGCCGCCTCCAGATCCTCCTTTCTCACAAAAATAGGAGCCGTCCTGTTTGGTGGACTGCTCCCGGTCTCTGATCAAAATTTTACAGCGTGCACTTTATCAGCTTTAAACCGAACATGTCTGAACATTTTCATCAGCCGGCAGATATTTACTTTTCCCCAAAACCTTGTTGGAATCTTAAGATTTTACTTGCTTCACTACAAGATTTTCAACAAGAAAAAAGCCGGCAAGTCTTGAAAACACTGGGTTTTCTTACTTGCCGGTAAGTTTCACTGTCTTGAGATTATCTTGTGACTGTCTCCGGATCTTCGTCCGCAAATCTTTTCTGGATTTCCCATTTTCTGGATCCGCGCCTCATTGCTGCCATGAATCCGGCGTGGCCGATCTCCATGATCTTGAGGCATTCCTTTTCCGGCAGATCGAAGCACACAAGCTTGTCATCCTTCTTTCGCCAGACGGAGTACAGGCAGACTGCGTTCTGCTTATTTTGCAGATGCCCGGGCTTCTGGAGCCTGTCAGCCGCCATCAGCAGGATCTTCTTCACCTTCTCGTTGGTGGTGCTCTTTGCTATGATCCGGAGCTTCTTCGACAGTTCCTTGTTGCTGGGAGGCGCCATCGCTTATCCCTCCCTGTGCAGACTCCTTTCCGGATCAAATCCGTCAGGATACCTGCGTTTGAGTTTCTCAATATTTCGCTCCATACACTCCTCGAGAGTGGATCCGCAGTAGGTCTTCAGCATGTATCCGATCAGGTCAATGATGCAGGCCACGATGTAGAGCGGTTCCGGCGTGTATTCGTCCGGATAGAGCCATGCGTCCGTCATGCTCTGCGCGAGCTTGGCCAGGAACAGCGCTTCGATATCGAGCTTCCCGTAATACTCGATCTCCTTCAGTCCCATCGCCTTGATTGCCGGCATCATCTCCGTCATCTGGGCGGTGCTGATCTCCGCGCAATACCAAAGCACGTCTCCCAGCTCCTCGATCAGCTTATCCTTCGGCAGCTGCGCGTGGTCACCGCTCTGGAATTTCCACTTCTTCACGATGTCCACCACTTCGCCGGATTCGCCGATCAGGCCCATGCAGCCGTTTAGCATTCGGTCATGTCCGTCCGGGCTGGTCCGCATGGCCAGCCGCTGATAATCCTCAACGTCAAACATTCTGATTCATCCTTTCGTAGTATCGTTTCCGTTCGATCTCGGTCATGTGGGCCAGCACATCCTCCACGGTCTCGAAGATCCCGCAGGAGCTGACTCCGAAGCGAATGTACCCAGGCCCCGAATACCGCTTCACTCTTCTGGGATATGTATAGACCATGTTTCCGGTCATGCCGCAGATGCAGTAATAATTCCCGTCCGAATCGACCTTATCTGCCTGGCACGGATTCTTGCAATATGGGCAGGTATCACATCGGATCACTTCCAGAGCACCTTCCTTCCGCAATGACGGCAGTATCTGTCTCCTTCAGTAATCGCTACGCCGCAGTTTCCGCATACAAAGCATGCAAAGCCACATACAGATCCTCTTTTTGCTTCTGTTGGTTCCTTTTCTTCCTGTACCGTTGGCTGCAGGGTCACCATCCTCATAAAGCGATCATGTTCAAACTCATGATTTTGGGCAACTTTGGCGTCTTTATGCGGATTTTCCATTTTGCTTTTATGGATTTCGTTCTGCAAGGCATAAGCATCAATCGGTCTCATTCCTGTTTTACCTCCACCGTGGATAGACCACAACCCAGACACTGCCATATGCATTAATCTGAATCGAAACAAACTCACTGCATTCAGCCACAACCTTTTTTCCGTCTTCCAGAATCCTGATTTCTTCAGGAAAATTGTGTGCGCCGTCCTTCAGCATGCCTTTCAAATCGTTATCTTCAGCAATCACCCGGTATTTATCAGCAACGATATTACGGAGCCTGTCATATAGATCCTGCTGAATTGTGGCCGCCGTTTTTCCATCATTTGTGATTACAAACTCTCTGGTGTGGACAACCTTCAGTGGGAGAACAGGAACGAAATACTCATTCACCTTCATTTACACTTCACTGCCTTTTCTTCTTTCTCCGAGCCTTAATCCACGGCTCCGTCATCGGTGATCCTTCCGGCCGCTTATACTTGCACCGTGGGCAGCGCCAGATGGCGCATTCCCATTCCATGTACCCAGGAGGCTCCCAGCGAAGTCTTGTCCCGCATGAAGGGCAGATATCTGATCTGTTCATTGCCACGGCACCTCCAGCCTTTCCTGATCTGGCACAGGCCCCGTCCAAGCTCTCCAGAACATTCCGTATTCCTTTGTGGCCATGTCGATCCCGAAGGAATGCTCCTTCCCGGAAAAACGAAAGAACGGCCGCTGTTCATACCGGTAAAGCATCGGCTCAAACTGCCCCGGAACATTCTTCCATTCCACCCAGACAGCACCCTGCCATTCCGGAATCTCACTCAGTTCCAGGATCCTCGGCATCATCGAATCGCAGATCCTCTGCATCGAATCCTTACTGATGAAGCACAGGTCTTTTCCGGATGCGCTGGCCCTGGAGAGGGAAGCACACACATCCGCTAAGGTTCTCTGATCTGTCATAATTCCTCCTATTCTCCCGGCTCCGTATGCTCACAGGCCGGCACGAATCTCCACTGCTGGCTGTCGTGAACCTGCTGGATGCACTCCGCGCATGTCCATCCGCACCAGTCTCCCAGGAAAAGCATCCACAGCTGCGGACAATTATGCTTCCCGCAGAGTTGGCATGTCCCCGAAGCTACCGGCTGATTGATCTGCTGGACCTGCATCCGGATCACCACCTTTCACATAGCACCAGCTCTGCGGAGGCCTCTCAAGGCCGTACGCGCTGAGCGGCTTCGGTTCCGGATAGTCAATCAGGCTTCTGATTCTCCACATGTAGACCTCCTTGCCGTCGGCGTATTCGGTCGCTTCCTTCTCGGTCAGCTGCGTCTCATTCAGCACCCAGTTCTTTACCGTGGAGTCTGCCCGGAACATCGTCGGATCCACGATCTGGATATCATCACAGACAAACTCACCGATCACCCCGCCGCCTTCAGTCTGGTAGATGAACACCCGGTATGGAAGCGTGCTCTTCGGTTTGGTCTTCCGCATCTCCCAGCGCTTTTCAAGCTTCATGATCTTCTCGCACCACTTCGGCTGGATGCTGATCAGGATCTCCGTCATAGCCATCCTCCTTCCGCTCAATAATGCAGGCCTTCCAGATCCGCGGATAGGGGCAAGCTTTTTCCGGCAGCCCCTTCAGCCGGCGCCTGCGGTTTCGTTCGTCCCAGCGTACAACCTTACGATGATGCCTTGACTTCCTGCCGATATGGACCATGGTAAATGTCAGGCCATCGAGGGAATGAATGATCCCGTCAATCACTTCCATGAGCTTCTTGAAGCCTTCTCCGGACAGGGTCCAGCTTCCGGTGTTCTCCATCGGAGGAAGGCAGTCATGTTCCTGATCCATCCGGTTCACCGCCTTCCTTTTGCGTTTTCTTTTCCCTGTAACTGACAAATTCTGTTTCATAGTTCGGTTTATGCAATGCAAGATCGATGATGGATATGCAGCTATAGCATGGCTCGTCGACGGTCATTCTGTCTTTATAGACACATGTTCCACATGGCGGTCTATCGTTTCCGTTTGTATCGATGTACCCTTTCAACTCCATTTCACTTCCTGACCGCACGTACCGCAAAAATGAATATGCTGTAATGGAGATAAAACCTTTCCACAACGTGGACAATCATTCCATTCCCCGACATGCTTCGGTCCCGGTTGTCGGCCTTGGTTATCCGCATCCTTCTCTTCATACATCCTTAGACGTTCCCGTAGCTCCGCGGCCTGGATCGCGATGAAGTATGCCGTCCCGACCGAACATCCGCTCATGGAACACTCCAGGAGACGATCTCCCGTATTATCGATTTCATCTTTTTCAATTTCGTTCTGAATCATGTAAGAGAGGCAATCATGTCTCTCGCACATCCGGTTGGTAAAATCGATCAGCGTGCAGTCTTCTCCATCGTCTCCTCCGCCACGGATCCAGACTTCCTTGTCCTTCACGTAAGCCAGGTTGAACATGACTTCTGTATTGGTCTGAGGATCATCGGTTACAAGCTTATTCATGCTTCATCCTCCAGTGCTTCTTCCAGGTCCCATCCGAAGTGAGCTGCGACAACATTGAACTGCCTATGGTGGTAATATCCGTCATCTTCCAGTACCAGATCCGGAAGCTCAAGGACCTTGCACTATCCACGGACAACCATGGCCATCAGCTCAGAAGAAATGACGCGTTCGCCTTCTGCCTTTTCATGACCGAAGTACGTGTCCCGCTTCAGCTTCTTCATGATGTTCTCTTCGGTCCATTCCTCCGGATCCGGCTCTGTGCCAGGTTTGCCGGTGAACCGGAATCCAAAGTTTTCCCATTCGGACACCGGGAGGAAGTCAACAAACCGCTTTGTAAACCGGCGATCGAGGAAGTCATCTTCCTCGAACTCGTTTATATGAGTCTTCACGTATTCCAGATCTACCATTTTTCGTCTCCTTTACTCTTTCGTCAGCTGAACATTCCGGGCACAACCCGGTTTTCAAACTTCTTGTAGGCGTCCAGGTACCATTCTTTCTTGTCCCCATTGTAGGTCAGCTCGTAGTACATGCCGTCGTTCAGATCCGTGCTGATCAGGTACTTCCAGTTCTGCAGAGCCTTGCACTTCCAGACAATGTAGGTGTCGAACTCCGGTTCCGGGTCGCTCTTGTCCAGGTGCTCCATGACATAATTCTCAACGATGATAATGGCCTCGTTATCCATTCTCCTGATCCGTCCTTTCTTCAAAGCAATGCAGGCATTCGTCATAGCACTCATCCTCGAAGGCGTAACCGTCAAAGGTGAATACCGTTTTTCCATCCTCCGAAATGCCGTATTCCGTGCCGGCTTCGATCTTTCGGCAGTCTCCGCGGCACAGCTCTTCCGGCACGTTGTCATCCCATGCATCCCAGTGTTTGCAGGCGCCGCAGCAGCGATGCTCAAGATTCCATCTGTCTCTTTCAGCTCTGTCCAACTTCTCCGGCTCCTTTCCCCATCTTCTTCTGCAGGGCAGCCCGTCCAGCAGGTGTCCGGATGAAGATCTGAATGCTCATGTAGGCTTTCCGGAAACACTTCGGGCAGAGATTGAACCGGATCACCGGATCCACAATATCATTCACAAATTCCTGCAGCGGCCCGTTATAGCTGCAGCTGTCACACTTTCCAGCGTTCATCTTTCGTCTCCTTTGCTTTTGTCTCCGGATAGCCGCTCACGGTCAGCCTTAATCCGGAGGAATCGTCAACCTTTGTACTCTTTCAGTGACCCGATAATCGGATTGAACAGGCACAGCTCACCGCCGACCTTTTCAGCCACGGCCTGAGCATCTTCCACGCACCTGGTGATCCACGCGTCATATGGGCTGGTGCTCCATCTGAGCTTATAGAACATATCCAGGCACTGCAGGAATTCGCCGTCCTTCCGGACGATCAGCCCGGTCTTTTCCCGGAGCTTCCGTCTGGTCTCTTCGCTCACTTCCGGCCTCCGTTCTTCTTCCGGAGATATTCCCGGATGCCGATGACGCTCAGCCTGTTGGCCCTGCATTGCGTATGGCAGTAGTTCTTCCTCCGGCACATGATGCAAAGGCCTCCGCGCTTCCACTGATCACTGCGCTTGTTCATGCAGTTATCGCACACCTGCTGTCCTTCCGGGATGACCGCTCCGCAGCAGACGCACCTCTCTTCCGTTGCCATGATCAGCCCTTCTTTCTGTCGCTCTTCCTGCTCTTCCGGAAGAAATCCGGATTCGTACAGGTGGCGAAATGGCTGATATAGCCAACGAGCTGGTTTTCTGTCTTTCCGAGTTCAGATATGCTTCCGTACCTGTAGCCACGCTTTATCTGTCCATCCGGTGTTACGAATGTTTCAATACCATGCGCACCGTCAGCTCCTGCATAAAAAGGAATTGCTTCTGCATCGCAGGGCATCGTCTTTCCGGCAGTCGTTTTGATAAAGATGATCGGCGCCTGGCAGGCCCTGCAGAGGGTTTGTCTTTCCATGGTGATTTTCTCCTTTCACATCGTTTTGAGGACGTAGATAACAAACAGTATCGCCAGCACAACCAAAACCACATCATTTCCGCTTCCACATCCGGTATCTGATCTTCCACCAGATGGTTGGCGTGAAGTGAGGGCAGGACTCCCGGCAGTGATTCCGGATCGATCCGTCAAACTGGCACCGGCATTTCCATTTCCCGTCTGCCATCTTCACCTCCCGGAAGAATCTGCAGGGCTTCATCTTATCCAGGATTCCCATTTCCGTTTTCCTCCTTTCTCTGTTCTGCCTCTTCCTTCTCCAGATACCGCTTCACCAGCATCCGGACAGAGGCTTCGCTGTTCTTTCCTCCGGCGTAATCGGCCGTTTCCTGCCAGCTCATCAGCTCCACGAACCGCAGCTGCATGATCAACCTGATGTGCAGATCCGGAACACTCTCCACATAATTCCGAAGTCGGTTCCGAACCTCCGTCATCTGCTTCTTGCGCTCTTCCAGCTCATTCTTCCGGTCCACGAGCTCGGGGACGCCTTCCCCGAGCTTATCGTGGGCACCGGGCGCATGAGGCATGCCGGAGAGAGAAGGAGATTTAAGGCCCAGGCTTTCCTCGATGCGCCTGATCTCCATAGCGTCCCGCTCGATCAGCTTGGTCAGGTAGTGCAGCTGATAAAGCTCCTTCATGGTCATGCTCGCTTCTCACCTCCGGATGCCGGCGCTATTCGCCGCGAAGATCATTCTTCATCTTCGTCTTCTTCGTCCTCGTCATCTTCCACATCGAACATGGAAGTCTGACCATCCAGCGGACGCAGGCCGTAGCTTCCGTCATTGTTCGTCAGCTCGTATTCGCCGCCGAATTCGCCGTCCTGGCTGCTCTCCATCTTCACGGCGTATCCGACCTTCCACTTGAATTTCGGCACTTCCGCATCCCGGTAATCCTTTTCGGTGGTCACAGGGACCTTGTCCAGGACAAACTCGGTCTTGAGCGTCACGGATCCTTTGGTCACGCCCAGCTCCTTGGCCTTCGCAAGGGCTTCCTGCATCGTTTTCGTCCAGTCACCCTTCATCTCGCTGAAGGTGCTGCTTGCCAGGCTGATAGGGATAATCTGCTCTTTCATGGTTTTTTACTCCTTTCATTCATCGGGTTCTCCGTAGTTGCAAAAATCGTCCGGATTCTTTCTCCGTTTGTGAATCATGCAGTAGGGCATGGTGGACTGTCTCTCCGTGGCACGTTTGCATTCGTGGCATCTGGTAATCAGCACGGCGTCCACCGGCCGGCAGCTCTCCGCGTCTGAGAGAGCAAAGTCAACCGCTTCCCGGTACCCGGCCCGGAATGCGCTTGGTTTCCATTGATCCGTCCGGCTCCGAAGCTTGTACAGCCTTGCCTTCATCTCATCGCGGCTTATGGCGTCTTCCACGATTCATCACCTCTTCCTCCCATGTATCGATCACCCGGAACTGCACCTGCGGGTCTTTACAGCTGGCAATGTACTGATCCAGCTCCAGGCGGTTGTCGGCTTCCCAGAGCCTTCGCCATCCTCCGGCCCAGTACGCTTCCAGTTGGTACCGGTTCTTTCTCTCACTCTGCATTGTCCAGCACCTTGCCGACCGTCTGCGCTCCCGGAAGGAACCGCTGACCGCAGAAACAACAGCGGTTTTCGTAGTACACCAGCTCATGGCACCGGGGGCATGCGGGATAAGTCTCGCCGTAGCCCTCTTCCATGATGATCTCCATGGGCTTCCGGTATTTTCCGAAGAAGCTCCGAACCCCGTACCACTTCCACCGGAGCTTCGTCTTCAGGTTCAACAGCCTGTGTTTCATGGGAATCTTGTCATCCGGCATCCTCTTCACCTTCCTTCGGTTTCTCATCGCAGATGATCACCTTCACATAAGGCATCTCCGCGTAATTCTTCCGGCTCAGCATGGTCACGATCTGGCAGTCATCCGAGTAGGCCACCCCGTTCAGCGCGTCCATGACGGCCTTGGCCAGGTTGTCTAGATCCGGCCGCTTTGTCGGGAAGACTTTCCGGGCGAGCATCTGCAGCTTGTTGGCCTTCGTCTCGCTCCTGGGGATCGGAAGCCCGAAGTAGATCCGCGCCCGGAGGGGGCCGGCATCCGGTTTGTCTCCGTTCTGCCGGATCCAGGCGGCCCGGATTTCCTTCTCGTAGGCCTCCGTGGTCTTCGGCGTGAAGATCCGCGCATGCCCTCCGATCACAGCGGCCCTCGGGCGCTCCTTCGGCTTCGGAATAATGGTCATCGACAGCTTCTTTTCCATGTTCACACTCCTGTCAGGTCAAACATCAGCTGACCCTCGCTCATTCTTCAGGCTCCTCCTGCTGTTCAGCAGCCATTGCCTTCCGCTGATCCTTAAAGTATTTCTTTGGGTTCTTGACGAAAGGATGTGTGCCTTTCTGTAGACTCTTTTCAAAGTCACTCATCTGGTACCCGAGGCGGCACATGAATTCGTATACCTTGTCGAGTTCTTCGCTCTCCACATGGGTGCCGTTGTAATCGCTCACGTAGTTGGCCATGCTGTAGGAAGCGCCTCCGCAGACCCCTCCGCATACGGCCCATGCCAGGAGCACGGCGTCCATGCTGGCTCCCCGGCGTTCGCATTCGATTTCAAAGGACTCAGCGCCGCGCTGCTGGCGGTCTTCGTACCGCTCAACCGGAATCCCCATGATCTCCCGGACAAGCTGGCCGCTCATGCTCGAGGATCCGTATCCATCCGTGAAGGCCTTGTTTCTCCAGAGGAATTCTTCCACCAGCTTCCAGAACTCCGTGCGCTCCTTCGCGTTCTTGAACCGGAATTTCCGGATGAAGCTATACCGGAGCTCGGCGGCTTCCTTGTTGAGGATCGTGGCCTGTTCCTTCAGCCACTTCATCCATTCCCGGTTGGCCTTTTCTTCGGCTCGAATCTTCTTCACGTCCTCGTCAATCTTCAGCAGCGTGATATTCCACGGGATATCATCTGCGGCGATTCCGTACTTGACGCCTTCTTCCGGTTCCGGAATCGGAGCCGGATCGTTCCTGTCATCGAACCGCCAGGTAAAAACGGTCTCCCAGGTGTCGTTCCACCGATCCTGATCCTTGCACTTCCGCGCTTTCGGATAGACAGCCTCGAGCTTCGGCAGGAATTCATCCCGCCATTTCTTCATGTTCTGGCTCCGGACCGCGTTTGCGACAGAATAGGAGAAGTTGTTGGTTCCGAAGCTCTCAAGTACCTTTTCCTGATCAGCAGGATCCTCCAATTTCGTCACCTCGAGCAGATCAAGCAGGGACGCTCCCTTCTCGCATGCCTTTTCAAGTTGCTTCTTCGGCAGCGTTCCGATTGTGGCCCGTCTCCGGACGGTGGTTTCGCTCAGGCCGGTTCCCTTGGCGATCTCCGGAAGTGTCATGCCCAGCTGCTGCATCTTCCCGATACCGTTGATCTGATCCATTACCGTCAGATCAGACCTCTGCATATTCTCCGCAATCATCGTCTGCAGGACTTCCGTTTCCGTCATATCCGCAATCCGGCACGGAAGTTCAACCAGCCCGGCCAGCTTCGCGGCCTCAAGCCTGCGGTTTCCGATCACGACCAGGTACTTTTGCGTTTCCAGATCCTGAATGACGGTCAGGTTCTGCATGATCCCTTTGGCCTTGATGCTCGCAGCAAGCTCGGAAACATCGCCCAGGTCAGCTCTCGGATTATCCGGATGATGCTCAAGGTCTCCGATCGGAATCATCTTGATCTCGTTCATCCGTTCACTTCCTCCTTATCCTCGCAGTCGTTATACTCGCAGTGCTCGCAGTCACCATCGCACTGCCGGCTCACGCTGAAACCAAACTTCGCTTCTCCGGGAGAGATGGACAGCGTGACCATCTCCGGATCCACGATGATAGAGAAGGCGCCGTCCATATCCTCATCGCAGAAGGCCTCGTCATCCACAAAAAGCTCGAATACATCCGGCAGCTTCTTGTGCAGGTTCAGCAGAACCATCTTTGCCCCGCCTTCAACGGCAGTGATCGTTGCCTTGTTCGTTCCGAAGGGAGCGGTCCACAGTTCCAGGTCTCCGATCGTGATCTTGGTGGCTCCATTGTTCTTTTCCATGGTTGTTCGTCTCCTTTTCGTTTGATTAAATGCCAAACTGCTCAATGGCAGTCAGGATCTCTTTTGAAAGCTTCTTCCAGTCTGCCGGTGTGAAGATCAGATTGTGTTCCTGATTGCAGAGCTTATCCCGCCAGCACAAGGCCATGTGAATATCACTTCTGGTCTGCGTCTTGATAAGCTCGTACTTATAACCCGGATCTACACTTGACAGCAGCGCTGCAATCATCAAAGGTTTCGGATCTTCCGTCAGCACATCCGGCACCGTCACGCCGCTGGGTCTTGCCGGCTGGCAGCAGGTCGGGGAAGGGCCATCCATCTTCTCGTACTCCTTGCCACCGAAAAAGATGGTCTCCACTTCTTTCCGGGCAGGTGTTTCCTTCTTCCGGGTGTCCGTCCGGATCACAGATAGCTTCTCGTACAGATCCGGATCCTTCAGCTTCACGGTAGCCTTAATCTGGCACCAGTAAGCGCTCGGATTCTTGATGCCCTGACTGGCCAGAAAGTCATACACACTTTCGCCGCGACTGTAGGCTTCGATACAGCCCTGGGCCAAATCCATCATCTTGCCCACGTACTTCACTCCTTTCTCTTTGGGTTTTCCTTCCGTCAGCTGTTCTGTCGTGCGCTTCAGCTGATTCTTCTGCAGGCGGTACCAGGTGGCCCGGGGCGTATAGCTCGGGTATTCCTGCTCGATGTACCCCAGGACGTCACCGCCCTGCTTTTCGATCTTTTCGCAGGTCAGCGCGAATTTCAGCAGTTCAGCATCCGGTCTCATTCGTTTGGCTCCTCTTTGCTCAATGGCAGGAATCTCATGTGGTCACCGTCAAAGGCAATGTAGAAGATGCCCTTCCGGCCCTGCCGGTTTTTGTCCACGTTCACGTAGATCAGCTTCATGCCGCGGTCTCCCAGGTTCTTATGCAGTCTCCGGAGATCCTCGTTCTTCAGCTCGTCCACGTCCGGATCGTGCAGCAGCAGGAAAATGTTCGCGTCCTGCTCAATGGCTCCGCTTTCCCTGGCGTCGTTCATGGTAGGCGGCCGCTTCTCCTTCGCGCTCCCGCGGTTCAGCTGGCTCAACGCGATGATCGGAACGTCCAGCTCCTGCGCCAGTCTTTTCAGCCCCCGGCTGATGTCGGACACCTCCTCCTGCCGGTTGCTCCGTCTCTTGCTGCCTTCCAGCAGTTGGAGGTAGTCCACGCAGATCAGGTCAATGCCTCCGTTTTCGTACAGGGAGAAGGCCGCCTTCCGGATGTCCTCCACGGTGTAGCCGTCCGTGCAGTAGAAAATCTGTTTGTCGGACAGCGCGGCGATGGACTGCGCCAGCTTCATCCAGCCGTCTTCACTGATCTCTCCGCTGGTGATCTCGCTCAGGTTCACCATGCTCGCGGAGGCGAATTCACGCTCCATCAGCTCGTCAACCTTCATCTCCATCGTGATGTAGAGGACCCTTTTGCCCTGTCTCGCCGCGTTCATGCAGATCGTCATGGCGAAGATGCTTTTTCCGACAGAAGGCCGGGCGCCGATGACCATCAGCTTCGATCCGTACAGGCCGCCGGTCATCTTGTCGAGCGGTCCGATGCCGGTCTTGATCCGGTTCTCCGTCTGCCCCTCGCGCTTCTGTGCCTTGTCCAGTGCGTCGTAGGTCGTTATGATGGCTTCCTCCTGGGAGACCAGCCGGACAGCTCCGTCATGCTTCACGTCCCGGATGGTCAGCGCCGCGCTTTCCCGGATTTCGTCCACGCTCTTGTCCTGCTCTGCGGAGGCGCTGATCAGGGTTTCCCCGATGGCTTTCAGCCTCCGCCGGCTGGTGCATTCCCTCACGATCTTGATATAGCTCTGCACGTTCGCCGTGGTCGGCATCAGCCGGATCAGCTCCATCAGGTAGGTCGGACCGATGATCTCATCCCGGTTGCCCTTCTTCAGCTCGTTGTACATCGTGACCAGGTCAACAGGGGTTCCTTTTCTGGCCAGCTCCTTCATGGCTGCCAGGACAATCCGGTTGTTCTCCTCCGTGAAGTCCTCCAGCTCCATTTCGACTGTCAGCTTCAGCGCTTTCGGACTCTGCATGGCGGCTCCCAGGACGCTGCATTCCGCATCGATGTTTCTGTAAGCGTCCATTTCACCACCCCATAAAAACGTGATCCTTCGGCAGCAACGGGTCCGCTTCGGTCCGCTTCTCTCCGGATGCGATGTTCTGGCAGCACTTCCGGAGATACGCCGGTTTGGTCACAGTCTGCTCAACGCAGGCGCTGATCCCAGCCAGGACGGTCTCTTTCCCGAATTCCGCGTACAGGTCAATGATCTTGTCCCATGTGGCCTGATTCTTCGGAAATCCGGCGGCTTCAGCCGCGTCCAGGATCTCGCTGTGATCTCTGGCAATCCGCTGGGCTTCGTTCGGATCCAGTTCAAAAACGTCACCGCCGCCGACTTTTTCTTCTTGTTCTTTTTTATCTATCTCTTTATCTCTATCTCTTATCTCTGTATGGACAATGTCCACAACAGTGTCTTTAACCTTGTCCACACTTCCGGATGGGAGTTTCCTCTGGTCAGGGTTCCCGAGCCGCTGATTCTTCTTCTGAATCGCGTAATCCGTTTCACTGCCGACCAGGTTGTCGTGATCCGTCATCACCAGCGTCCCGTTCTGATCCTCGTAAATCAGGCCGAAGGACTTGTACAGATTCAGGGCCACCCGGATTGTGTCTTCGGAGAACCATTTCGTGTCGCGCTGAATCTTGCTGATGTCATAAGGAATGATCACTTCTCCGATCTTCCGTTCCAGCTTTCCGTCTGTGTTGATGGTCTTGAGACAGAGCATCTGATACAAGACCACATACTGAGCGCCGTTCGGCTGGCTCATAAAGTAATCGATCGTATCACTGGTCATGAATGATTCCTTCAGCTTCATCCAGTAAAACCGTTTACCTGTGGCCATGCGTCTCACATCCTTTCGGAGGGGCCGGAGGCGAATTCCGGCCCCATAATGGTCATCAGAACGGAAGATCGTCCGTTTCCACCGCGGTGAATCCTCCTGGAGCGGCCGGAGCAGCTGCGGGATATGGTGAATTCTGCGGAGCGTATGCCATCTGCTGCTGCGCGTACTGCGGTGCAGGCTGTGCAGAGTATCCGGGCTGTGGAGCATATCCCTGAGGCGCCTGAGCGTACCCAGGAGCCGGAGCAGCTGACGGACTGGCATATCCCTGGCCCTGTGCCGGAGTGGCTCCCTGATCGCCTCTGGGTGTCAGGAACTCGACCTCGTTGGCTGTGACTTCCAGATTGGCGTGAACCTGTCCATCGTTCCCAGTGTAGGTGCTCACGTCTACCGTGCCGCAGATGTACACCTTCCTGCCTTTGGCCAGGTACTTCGCGCAGTTTTCGCCGAGCTCGCGCCACGCGGTGACCCGGTAGTATTTCGCCTGGGCCTGCTGGCCGGCATCCCGCTGCGCCTTCGACAGCGGCTTATTCACCGCCACGGAGAAGCTGCACACATTGATCCCGGTCTGCGTGGTGCGCAGCTCCGGATCCTTCGTCAGGTTTCCGATAAACTCAATCCTGTCCATCCTTCTTATCCTCCATCTTCTTCTTGCGCTGATAGGCGCCCATCCCGGTCACCGCCAGGACCAGAGAATCATTGATCAGGCCGTAGCCGCTCTCTCCGCTGTCGATCATGCTCTTAATGTCGGCCGTCAGGATGTCCAGCGCAGCGGCCTTGCTGACCAGCTCCTCGTAGTGATCGGCATAGATCGTCACCAGGCCGACATCCGCCAGCAGTTCAGCTTCTTCCTCGGTGAGGATGTCTCCATCGGTGTAGTTGGGGTTCGGGTATCCGCGTTTGATCGCGCTCATGGTTTGTAGCTCCTTTCACAGATAGTTTTTTCTGATCGTCTTCATCCACAGCTCATGGCCATGGATCCTTTCAAATGCCTTCTGGGCTTCCTGCTTCAGCTGCAGGCCCTTCTCCGGATCGTACTGGGCGCCGCCGTCTCCGGTGTGGTGCCGGTGACAGAGCCAGACCTTCAGGCCGTACTTTTCGCTGATCTTCCGGTTGGCCACGCCGGCGAAGATGTGATGCTCTTCCAGACTGACCACCGATCCGCAGAAGTAGCAGCAGCGCTCACTCTGCAGAATTGATTCCGACATCCTTATCCTCCGAGTCCACAGAGAATTTGCTCTGAATCAGGCCTTTCAGCTCATCCAGCTGCTTCTGCAGATCCGCGACCTGCTTTTTCAGCTCGTCCCGTTCCAGCTCTGCGGTGCGCTGTTTGCTCTTGGCATCGGCAACCTGAGCATCAGAATTACCCTTCACAAGGGCACGGTATTCTGCCAGGGTGATCGTGACCATGATCTGTCCGTTCGCAACAAAGTCGTTTTTGTTGCTATAGCTGCTGTATCCGTCATCTTTGGGAGTTTTCTCCAGCAGCTGATCAGTAATGATGGATTCCATGTCAGTCTCCTTTCATCGGGTGAGCTGCTTCGTACTCAGCCCACTTTGCTTTCATCCTGGCCAGCTCTTCCGGCGTTTCCGTCTCGATCCCCAGCGCCTTGGCCTCCTGGATCGCGCCGTCTATCACTCTGGCCATCTCCTTTGTGTCCATCTTGTGGCTGTCCTTGTAGACCTTCCACATGTTGCATGTCACGCCGTTCACCTCGCGCTGGTCGTAGAGGACTGCATACTTGTAGTAGTCCGTGGCGTCCACATCTCGCGGGAGGATGAACATCAGATACTTTCCGTCAGCTGTTCTGGCCAGCGGTCCGTAGCTGGTGATCAGCCGGGCCTTCACTTCTTCCTCGGATTCCGGAGTCTCGGCCGCGATCTTGTTCACCAGCACGTGGAAGTAGCTGTTCGCGTTCTTGCTCCGGATCTTCCGGTGCTTCTTGATCTCGATGTCGCAGTCATACTTGGCCAGCTCATCGAACCGGTCTCCGTCAATCTTCTCCTTGGTGAAGAAGGTGACGATCCATCCGGAGCCGTCTCTGCTGCGGAACATCTCCTTCAGCCTGCCGATCATTCGACCACCCATTTCTCCTTGTAGATCTCCAGCAGCTCCGGCTTCGTGTGCAGCCATGCCCAGAAGTTCCGGATGTGAACCTCCGCCGGCTCGATCAGGTTCCGGTCGTAGCTTTCCACGTACAGATCCCGGCCATCGCTCACCAGGTAATCGAACCGCCGGGCTTCCGGAAGCGCCTGCAGATAAAGCGGATGCTGGGAGCAGTGCAGGTACTTTCCGTAGACGTCCGAGCTTCCGAGGCTCGTTGTCCGGAATTTCACATCGTAGATGACCCCGGCCTTGACCACATCGCAGATGCCGTAGATCCAGAAGTCTTGGCCGGCCACCGTGAGGTCACAGCTCACAGGGACCTGGATCTGGCCGCCGGTGATGATGTTCGCGATCTTCTTTGCGCCATCGTAGTTGTCCGGAAACTTCCGGCTTTCATTGACCTCACCGGTCACAGGATTCACGGAGTCCAACAGAACCGTCTCCACCACGTTCTCGCCGCTGGCGATCCGGTAGCACAGGTTCTCGAAGTTGGTACCGGCAATCATGGCCTCGCTCGGCTCATGCGGTTCGCGCTTCAGCGTGGACAGGAAATCAGCCATCGCCTCATCCGCGTAATCCTCTGCGCAGTCGAAGGTGTAGGCCCAGCTTTCGATCAGCGTCTTAGTGATCTTCAGCTTCACTTCTGATCACCTGCCGGAACGTAGGAGGCCGTAGCCTTCTCAAACTTCAGCCCGATGCTGGCACACTTCTGATTGAGCATCATTCCGCATTCTTTCCGGCTGGTCAGCGCGTGAGGCATGTCCATGATGGCCTTCATGCAGGCGTTAGCGCTGTTCTGATCGGTCACGGCATCTACCATTTCCTTCGCGCCTTCCATGACCTTCCGGTACATTTCCATCTGGTCAGCAACCGCGGCGTTCTCCTGGATCATGTTCTTCCGGGCTGTGTCGAACAGCTTGGCCATGAAGTCATTCGGAACGCCGTTGCTCAGATCCGGGATCTCCACATGGCCGTGGATTCCGTGGCAGCCCTTGGCGAAGAATTCGTCTTCAGGAGAGAAGCAGGCCCACCGCTTATTGCCCAGCATCTGGATGTAGGCGCCGAAGTCGATGCCGGTCCATACGATGTTCTTGAAGGAGCCTTCGCAGCGGAGCCGCTGTTTCGTGGTGCCGTCATTCTCGGTCTTCTCATCGCAGTGGAAGATGAAGATCACGTTCTTGTTCATGACCGTCTTGATCTTGTTCACGAAGCTCTCGATCTCGGTCTTCACATGGCCAAAGCCCCGCATGGCATTCCAGGCACCGGCCTTGGTCTTCGCATCCGGTTTTGTCCGGAAGGCCCAGTCTTTCAGATAGTCCACCAGGGAACCGGCGGTATCGATGACGATGGTCTTTGCGGCCTTGGCAACGTCCGTCTCCAGATCAGCCAGGACTTCTTCATAGTTCCGGGCGCTCAGGACGTTGGCGTTCATCCGGTGGATGGGGTTCGTCCGGCCTACGCCGTGCTCCAGATCGATCAGGAGCGTATCCGCACCCATGTTCCCATCGGAGAGGGCAAGGGTGGTCTTTCCAATACCAGGCGCTCCGTAGAGGATCACGCCGAAGGTCTGTTTGCTGAAATCAAGTTCATAACCGTGCTGAATCATTACTGTTCCTCCTTGTGTTCGTCTTGCCATATCCAGGCATCTGTTGTTCTGATACAGTGTTCACATCCAACTTCTGTTCCGTTCTGATCCATGTAGATCATTTCGCACTCTTTCCCGCAGATCGGACAGACCGGATCAGGACCGACATCGTATGGCGGCATTCCGTATGTTTCCGCTTCCCGGATCCAGGGCGCGTCTGGCAGATCTTGCATTTTCAGCCTCCTTTCTGTAGAATGGTCGTGGTTACTTTGTGTCCGGGGCCGTTCCTGTTGCAGCAGGGGCGGCTCCTTTAGTTTGATCTGATCACCCTCCCTCCGATACTCTTGGCCAAGCAGAAGGCCTCTCTCCGGCTGGTGAACTCCATCGCGTGGCTCTGCAGCTTCGTGACCACATACCCAGGGATGATCGGGACGCGTTCTCCCTTGTGGTAGCCCTCATACGTCCGGCCGAGGCCAGCAATGTAGAGCTCTCCGATCATGACCATCCAGCGCATCTGGAAGTTCGGCATCAGATCATGCTCAAAATCCACAGCACGACACCTCCGAACATGGTGACCAGCGTTCCGGTCAGTCCGTAGAGGACCCGGCGCTCCCGGACTTCCTGTTCGTCCATGGGCATGTAGTAGACCGGACGATCGTGGAAGGTTCGATGGTAGCGCCGGGCACCCTTAAACTTCTTGTAATGTGGCTTCAACTGCTTTCCTCCTTTCGTGTCTCGATTTCGTCCTGGCGTCCAGCGCTTCCCGGGCTCCTGGCTGCTTCAGGTACTCCCTGAGCCCGTCAAGGATGCACTGGCCAAACCGCTTTCCGGTCTCTTCGGGGATCTGGCTGACGTCGATCTTCATCTCTGTTCCTCCGATTGTCGCATGTCATGCGACTTTCTTGGCAAAAAAAATCTCCATGGCCTCCTGCAGAGAAAGACTTAGGATCTCCACAATCAGGTTGGCGTCCTTTACACTGAGACCAAGACCGCCGTTTTCCAGCTTCCGGTACATTGTAGCCTTGTTGATTCCCATGCGTTCTGCCAGCTGGGCTACGGATAATCCCTTCTCCACCAGCTTCCCCTTGAGCTTGTTAATGTTGACGTACATGCTGTTTTTCACCTCCTTCCCGGGATTCGCATCTTATGCGACACCGGAAGGATACCACGAACCTGCGGAAGTTGTCAACAACTTTTTTCGCAGATTGTGCGAAAATTTTATAAATTCTTTAAACTTGTAGTTGCATATTTGCGAAAACTATGATAATATAAGGCTCGAAGGGAGGTGAAAGAGAGTGTCCAAAGTCGCAGACAGAATCAGGGAATGCCGGGAAGCAGCCCACATGGGAGTGGACGATCTGGCCAAGATCATCGGTAAGAACAGAGCCACGGTTTACCGCTATGAGAAGGGCGAGATCGAAAATTATCCCACCGAAGTGATAGGCAAGCTGGCCACGGCCCTGGGCGTCTCACCCGGGTACCTGATGGGCTGGACGGACATCAAAGAGCCGCAGGAAGAAGAAAGGCTCGTCACCCCGGAGGATGACGAGCGGTCCGAACTCAACAGGCTGTTTGATTCTCTGGACGTAGATCGGAAGGCTCAGGCAATGAGTTATCTCCGGTATCTGGCAACTGAGACAGGGCGGTGATAAACCACCGCCTTGTTTCGGCGTCTAATGATTTGAACTTTTCATAGATTTCCTGTGCTTCTCTGACTGTCATGATGTCGTTCTCCTAAAAAAATGGATTGCTCCATGCCGGCAGGGGCACAAGGATTATACCCGAAAACGGAAGGAAATTCAGCAGATTGGAAGATTATTCCGCATCCCGTAAGACTGTCTTGCAACAGCACAACAGATGGTGTTTACTGAATTATTCGACCACAAGAAAAGGAGATTGTCATGAACCCGCTCAGAATGGAATGCTCAAATGGATTCACCCTTGTAGCCCGTGATGAATGCATCTGCATCTACACAAAAAAGACAGAAGAGAAGATCCCGTGTACCTCCATCAAGACGGTAACCGTCAAAGAACCTGGCATGGCTTTCGGGAAGTTTACCTTCAACGTGGACCAGCAGAACACGGCAGGTGTGCATCTCGGTTTCGGCCTGATGGCTGCTTTGGGGGCTGAGCGGTCTTTCTTCTTCAAGAAGGATGATTACTGGACAGCTGAGAAAATGCGGGACTATATTCTGGAGTGCCAGAAGCCGAAGACCGTAATCCAGCAGGTTGTCGCAACTGCTCCGGCAGCTCAGGTTGACACAACAGTCGATCAGATAAGACGGCTGAAGTCTCTGCTGGATGAAGGGATACTTACCCAAGAAGAATTTGATGCGAAGAAGAGAAAGATTTTGGGGATTTGAAAATGGAATCAGCCGTCATCTATGCCAGGTATTCATCTGATAACCAGAGGGATGCCAGCATCGATCAGCAGGTTAAGGCCTGCACGAAGTTTGCTGCAGATCGGGGCCTTGAGGTGATCAAGGTCTATGAAGACCGTGCGCTCACAGGCCGTACAGACCGGCGGCCTTCCTTCCTGCAGATGATCAAGGATTCCTCGAAGCGCCGATTCCAGTTCGTCATCGTCTATTCGCTGGATCGGTTCAGCCGGAACAAGTACGACTCAGTCATGCATAAGCACACGCTGAAAGAAAACGGCGTAACCGTGCTGTCGGCCATGGAGCACATCACGGATGATCCGACCGGCGCCCTGATGGAATCGATCCTGGAGGGCTTTGCTGAGTATTACTCCAGGGAGCTGTCGCAGAAGATCAACCGCGGCCTGTCAGACAATGCGGAAAAGGGAATCGTAAACGGATCTGTTCCGCTGGGCTTCCGCAGAGGGAAGGACGGCTATCCGGAGATCGTGGAGGAAGAAGCGGAGATCGTCCGGGAAATCTTCCGTAGAGTCGCGGAGGATGAGCCATTTATCCGGATCATAGAGGATCTGAACCGGCGTGGACTGAAAACGAAGGTTGGCCATGAATGGAACAGGTCATCTTTCAACCGGATCCTGAGCAATGACAGATACATCGGCGTTTACCGGTATAAGCAGTACGTCCATGAGAACGGATTCCCGGCAATCGTGGATAGGGATCTTTTCTACAGCGTCCAGAAGAAGGTAAAGGAAAAGCCAAACGCAAGGGGGACGGGCATGAGAAGGAAAACGGAATACGGAACATATCTCCTGACCGGGAAGCTGATCTGCGGGAAATGCGGGGCTCTGATGACCGGGATCTCCGGCGTAGGCCGGCACGGTGACCGCTGCTTCTATTATTCATGCGTCCGGAAGAAAAACGATCATGCCTGTGACAAGAAGAACGTCCGGCGGGATCCTGTCGAGCTGGCGATCACATCGCACCTTCAGCAGATGCTGATGGATGATGATCTGATCGAATGGATGGCTGATCAGACGGTGGCCTACCAGGGAACAGGCCGGGACGAGGATGAGATCACAGCGAAGGAAGACAGGCTGAAAGAGATCACCCGGAAGCGCGAGAACATCCTCAAGGCCATCGAGGACGGCATCTACACTGCCAGCACGAAAGACCGATTGCGAGAGCTCGAGGATGAGGATAACAGCCTGCGCATGGAGCTTGCGGCAATCAAGGCCGAACAGAACAGCATGATCACAAAGGACATGATCCTGTCTTACCTGGAGACGCTCCGGGATGGCGATGTCACGAACAAATCATTTCAGCAGCTGATGATTGATTCATTCCTGGCCAAAGCCATTGTGTACGATGACGAGATCAAGCTGATCTTCAACCTCACGAAGGAACACGAGGAAGCTACCATTCCTCTTGAATTCGATGGGAAAGGAGGAGCAGGAGAGAACACGCCCCAGGGTTTGTTTAAGCTCTGCACATCTCCACAACATGGCCTTAAACAAACCCCGGTGTTCTTCATCAACGGATGGTTTGTGGCCAGCTTCCCCTTTGCCGGATAGGCAAAGAAAGGGGCCAGTCTAAATTGACTGGCCCTGTTTTCGTGCTCCAAATTACCAAATGCGGAATAATCTTACGGAATACGGAATAATCTTCCAGTGGACGCGCATGGCCTTCCGTTTTCTGGTATCATCCGCAGGAAGGAGCAAGGTCGCATGATCAGAATTTTACTCTCCGTCCGCCTCGGCGAAAGGCGATGGACGCAGTCAATGTTGGCGAAGAAGACCGGGATTCGGGCAGCCACCATCAATGAGCTGTACAACGAGGTCACCGATCGTGTCAGTCTGAAGCATCTGGACAGGATCTGCCACGTACTCGAGTGTGATCTGACAGAAATCCTCGAGCGCGATGGATCCGACCCGTTTGCAGAAACCGACCGCCATACGAAGACCTAACCTTCAGCCCCGGAGTTGCAGCTCCGGGGTTTTTCATTCTGATCCTTCATTCGGATCTGAAATCACCAGCTCCGATCCGTCATCAAACCGGTATAGGAGCTTACAGTCTGCCATGGCTGCCAACTTCAGAAGATCATTAAGCGTCCAGGAATTCCGGCTAAACTTATTGTTCATCGATTGTTTTGACATCCCGAACGCTTCAGCCATCTCTGACTGATTCTTACCAATGATGCTGAGCACAGCCCTGACAGCAGCGTTTCCTGTCATTCTCGTCACCTCCTTTCCGTTTACGTGGACAGTGTACAAAATTTTTTGAAAAAAATCAACAAAAAAGTGTATTTTATTGTTGACTGGGTACACGAAAAGATGTATCATCATCCTGTCGAAAGACACTGGATCCCACGAAAATGAAGGAGGAGACCACAATGACCACCATCAAGACGCAGAACTTCGGAATCGAAATTGAGCTGACCGGCATCTCCCGCCCCGCAGCCGCGCAGATCATCGCCACCTACTTCGGAACCGAAAGCGTTGGCCATGAATACGATGGATACGACACCTACACCGCGAAGGACACCAAAGGCCGGAAGTGGAAGTGCGAGCGTGACATCTCCATCGAGCCGCAGGTTCGCCGGAATGGCCGGATCGTGGACAGGCCCGAAGGCCGGACATCCTCCGATCTCCGCTGCGAGGTGGTCAGCCCGATCTTGCAGTATGAGGACATCGAAGACCTGCAGAACATCGTCCGGAAGCTGGTCGAAGGTGGCGCCCTGGCCAACAGCTCCTGCGGGATCCACGTTCATGTGGACGGAGCCAACCATACCGCCGAAAGCCTGATCCGGCTGGTGAATCTGGTGGTCGGCCGGCAGGATCTCTTCTGCGAGGCTCTGCAGAACGAAGCCCGCTGCTCCCACTGGTGCCAGAAGACCAGCCGGGAAATGATGGTGGCCATGAAGAAGGGCGAACACACCAAAGCCAACATCGAACGGATCTACTACTCCGAGCTGAACAACGGATACCGCGGTGGGATCAACCACCAGCACTACTGCCCCGCCCGGTACCGCGGACTGAACCTGCATGCCCTGTACACAAAGGGAACGGTTGAGTTCCGGCTGTTCAACGGAACCACCCACGCCGGGAAGATCAAGGCCTACATCCAGTTCTGCCTTGCCATGAGTGCCTGGGCGATCAACTCCACGAAGGATCCCTACTTCAAGAGCACCGGCTCCTACACCAAGGAGCAGAAGCTGACGATCATGGAAGGCTTCCTGACGAAGCGCCTGGGGCTGTCCGGAGCTGAGTTCAAGACCGCCAGGACGCACCTGACCGCCGCATTCCGCGAGGCTTGCTAAGAAAAGACTGCCCCGCCGGTCGGGCCAAAGGCCGGCAGAAAGGATGAAACCGAATGAGCATCTTAGGGAATTACCTGTTCAAGATGTACCGCCCTGGCCATGCGGTCTTCCGGTACAAGACCTTCCTCGCATGGAATGAGGCGGAGGCCTGGGAGCTGGCTGATGAATGGGCAGACTGCAACGGATACGTTGACTTCGAGCTGATCAAGGAGGACAGATCATGACGAACCTGGCAATACTTCCGGAAGAAGAGCGTTCTTCCTCCGGATTCTATCCGACACCGATTGACCTGGCCAACCGGATGATGAATGGCGTCAAGTGGGATTACGTCAGTTCCATTCTGGAACCCAGCGCCGGAAAGGGTGATCTTGCCGTAGTAATCAATCAGCGATATAAGGCTCATCGTTCAGGATGGAGATCAGATTTAATCAGCGCAGATATTGACTGCATTGAGGTTGATCCGAATCTCCGGGCCATCCTCAAGGATAAGGGCTTCCGGGTGGTGCATGACGATTTTCTGACCTACACCACCTGCAAGAAGTATTCCCTGATCGTCATGAACCCGCCCTTCGAAAACGGCGTAAAGCACATCCTGAGGGCCATGCAGCTGCTACAGGATGGCGGTCAGTTGATCGCCTTGTGCAATGCGGAGACCTTGCAGAACCCGTACACGAATGAACGGAACCTGCTTCTTCAGAAGCTGACGGAGAACAACGCAGAGATCGAGTACATCCAGGATGCCTTTGTGAACGCTGAGCGGAAGACAAACGTGGTTACGGCGCTGATCCGGTTCAAACAGCCTGAGTCAGAGCTGTCTCACCTGATCCTGGATCATCTGAAGCCGGCACACAAGTATGTGGATATGCCGGAGGAAGAAGCCCAGGCGCTGACGAAAGCTGACTTTGTGGAAGCCATCCTGGACCGGTACAATTTCGAAGTCGAGACAGCTGTTCACCTGATCCACGAGACGGAAGCCTGTCAGCGGGTGCTCAATCAGCCTGTGGTCAGCAAGGACACATCCTATGCGTCATCCCCCTTTGAGCTGAACATGGGCCGGAATACCAAGGCCAACGTCAATGACGCCGTAAAGCGCATCCGGAAGAAGTACTGGGCCGCTCTCTTTACCTCTCCGCAGTTCATGGATCAGCTGACATCCAATCTCCGGGATCAGCTGAACAAGCGGGTGGAAGAGTTGGCTGATTATGAATTCTCGAAGTTCAACATTCTGGAAATCATGATGCAGATGAACGGCCACATCAACGAGGGCGTAGAGAAAACCATCATGGATCTGTTTGACGATTGGACCAGGAAGTATCACTGGGACGATCACTCCACAAACCGGCATTACTTTGACGGATGGCGAACCAATGACGCCTTTGCTGTGAACAAGAAGGTCATCATCCCCATGTACGCATATTCGACCTGGTCAGGATCCTTTGATCTTGATTACCAGTGCCGGGAGAAGCTGGCCGACATCGAGAAGGTTTTCAACTACCTGGACGGAGGACGCACACCGGAGATCCCGCTGCATGATGTCCTTCAGAAAGCCGAGCTGGAGCATCAGACGGACAAGGTTGAGACGAAGTACTTCTACCTGACCTTTTACAAGAAGGGCACCTGCCATGTGGTTTTCAAGGACATGAACATACTTGCCAGGTTCAACATCTTTGCCGCCAGAGGAAAGAACTGGCTCCCGCCGTCCTTCGGGAAGAAGAAGTACAAGGACATGACCGAGGAAGAACAGAAGGTGGCCAAGAGCTTTATGGGATCAGCTGATAAATATGACAAAGTCGTACAGTATGCCCATTACTTCCTGGCTCCCGTGACAGACAGCAATCAGCTGAAGATTGGAGGATGATTCGATGAAATACTATCTCGCCTACGGTTCCAACCTCAATAAGGCCCAGATGGCTTACCGGTGCCCGGACGCGGTGCCGGTGGGCGTCACCCGGATACCGAACTACGAGCTGGTGTTTCGCCGGAGCTATCTGACGATCGAGCCAAAGAAGGGCTGCTCCGTTCCGGTTGGTGTCTGGGAGATCAGCGAGGAGGATGAGAAGAACCTGGACCGCTACGAAGGATTCCCACGGTTTTACCGGAAAGAGCACCGGGTGCTCAGGATCAATAAATCTCACGGTGTTGATTCCTTGGGAACCTGGAGCATTGACGCTTGGCCGGATGCCATCGTCTACGTGATGAATGACGGATTCCCGATCCAGATGCCGACCGGCCATTATTACGAGACTGTCCGGCAGGGATACATCGACTTCGGCTTCAAGCATGAAGACTTCGAGAAGCTCTGGAAGGCCATGGACTACGCCAGACGAAAGGGGGTGAGATAATGCCGAAAGCAGTAATTCACTTCAGGAGCAGCGGAAGCTCCGGAAACATCTACTGGATTCTTGGAGCAGTCCGGGATCAGATGCGGAAGGAACGCCGGATCACAGACTGGAATAACGCCTGGGAGCGCGTCCAGCAGACAGACTACGCAGGAGCGCTGAAGATCCTCCGGGAGCTGGTGGATCTGATTGACGATGACGGGAGGTACTGAGGATGAAGAAACAATGGCTGGTCTTCTTCTGCGCAGGCAGGGAGCTGCTCCGATACTCTCTGGCCGGCACCTTCCAGGGTGAACGGGAGAACACGATTCAGCTGCTGGCCTATGAACACGATATTCCGGCCAGCTCCATCTACTTCGCGATAGTGACAGCTTAAGGAGGGTTCATTGTGAAATACTGCGTGCTTCTCGATGCGATGGAAAACAGGGCGAAAGCACTTCCGATCAAACCGGGAGTCAGCCTGCTGCAGACGGCCTACACAGCCATGGGCTGTGACCAGGTTCAGCTGATCCCGCTTTATCCGGATCGGCTGCCGAAGGGATACGAGGCCATCACGGACGAAAACCTGATGCTCCGGAATGACACGAAGATCTTCAATCCGCTGGCGTCCTGGCTGTATGGCTGTGACGATCACGGGACGCCGATTCTGAACAATGTGGTCATCTTCAAGGTGAAGGGCTACAACTTCACCGGCATGACCGAAGAAGAGGCCGAACAGATTGCCGGGGATCTGAACGCCAGGGCAGACGAAATCTTCGATCTGACCATGTTCAAGGCGATGACCGCGCAGTAATAGCCGGATTCCTTTCAGATTTGACCAGCGGGGCCCCTCTGCTTCCACGGACGAAGAATCTACCGTCCGGAATCGGAGGGGCCTTCTTGCGTCTCTCAGGGCCAAATATCGCATACCATGCAATTTGAATTTGATAAATTATCGAATGCCCGTATTTCGCTCAAAAATGCCTCTATTTCGCGTTCCAGCTTTCAGATGGAGAATCTACCGTCCGCGCACCCGGAGGCATGCTGTGCCTCAAATCTGCAAGAATCTGATAGGTATCCGCATGGCATGCGACTCAGGCAAACAAAAAAGGCCCTCCCGGATTTCTCCGAGAGGGTCTTCGTCTGCTTATTTGATTGTCAGCCGGCAGCGACTTTCGCCTGCTCCAGCTTCAGCTCTTTCACCATGGCTTCGATCAATGCCCGGGTGGTATCTTCCACCTGTTTAGGATCAATGACATATCCCTGCTTGTGTAGCAAATCCACAACATAGGCCAATTTCTCCTGTCCCTGGTTGGAATTGTACAGCTGATCGGCCGCATAAACGGCGGTCTTCACCGCGATCCGGAGCAGCTCCATTTGATCGGTGTTGAGCTTGCTTTTCGCGGAGGGAATGACATACCTCATCAGGATGCCGAATATTAACGTGATCACCGCCAGGATGATCTGTGTCAGGTCAATTTGCATGGTTCCGTTTCTCCTTTCGTTTCTTCTCAGCCCAGGCCGAGAAATTTTGTCATGATGTACCAGCCCTTCCGGCGACCATAAGAGACTTTCGTCCACTGGTTGCCCTTAGAGTCTGTTACGCAGTTATAGGCATCCACGCCGACAATGGCGCCAACGGGCACGTCATCATACATCTTGCAGGCCGTCGTGGGCTGCGCTCGCATGTGAACCGCTTTCCCGTTTTCGGACCAGACTGTGGCGTCTTCGATCACGATGGGCGGATCCGGGTCAGGCGTGGGCTCCGGATCAGTCGAAGGCGTAGGCCCGGGCACGTCCTCTGTCAGGAAATCTTCCATCATCCAGCCGACGAAGCCGTGATATTTCACATAGGCCCAGCCTTTGCCGTTGTCCTTCTGCCAGATAACAGAAGCGCCGACAGGTACCCGCTCCACCAGCGCGGCCTGTTTGCTGGGCTTCGTCCGCATGTTCACGGGTTTTCCGTTTGCCGCATAGACATACATCGTCTTGGTGACCGGTGTCGGTTCCGGAGAAGGTCCGGGATCCGGCGAAGGGCTCCCGCCGTAGTCCACATCCTTCAGCTTTCCCCAGTATGCCCATTTGCCGATGGCGGAATCCGTCTTGGCCACAGGGCTGGTGCAGTGTGTGATCTCCAGCGGATTGACGCTGGTCACGAATCCGATGTGGCTCAGGTTCCAGGGCTCAGTCCCGTACCACTTGTTCCCCTTGTCGGCCTCCGTCCAGGGTTTGCACTTGAATACGGCCATGCCGACCTGCAGATCCTTTGCGCTGGTGATCTTCCCGGTTTCCGAACAGTATTCCCGGAAAATCGTGTTGCTGCCGTGGTAAATCTTCGCGCCCTGGTCGCGGTACATCTTGACGAACATACCGGAACAGTCAATGCCGTTCTTGTCGTTCGTCCCAGGTGACTCATACGGCCATCCGATGCACTCGTGCGCGGAATCAATCATCTTGTTCAGATCCAGCATCAGCCATTACCTCCTTCTCCTTCATCCTCGCTCACAGAATCTTCTTCATCGCTATCGTCTCCCTTCGCGGTTTTCTTGCCAGAAACAGTCTGCGCAATGCCTTTCAGACTCAACTCCATCTTCGTCTTTTCCAGCATGGCCAGTAGCCCCTTCTCATAGGTACTGTTCTTCGTGTAGGCCCAGGTGTCGAGCATCTTGTTGGCCGTCACGATCAGCACCAGGTAGACGCAGGCTATGGCTGTTTCCGGCTGGAAGTAGATCAGCACAGCTACAATCAGCAGGTACAGTCCCCAGAAGATCGCGCCGAATCTGGCTAGCCTTTTGGAGAACTGCTTTCGCGGATCAAACTGCTTCATTCAGCATCACACCTTTTTGATCAATCCGTTGGTATATTTCTGCAGGTCATCCCGGGCCTTCTGCATCTGATCGGCGTTTCCGTTATGCAGCTCGTGATCCAGGATCGCCGTCAGGGCATCGGCGGTTACCTGCATTCCATCCTTGATTGTGTCGATTGAACTGTTCAGATTCTTGATGGAAGTCTCGTGGTTATCAAGCCGGCTCTTATCGGTGTCCAGCTTCGTTTCGATATCCTTGAATCGCGGTTCCAGCTTTTCCAGCACCTTCTCCGCGATCTCATCGGTCAGATCCTTATCGGCCAATTTGTTCTTCTTTTCCTTCCGTTCATGCTCTTTCCGAACGATTTCAATAACCTTGTAAACCAGCACTACGACTGCGCAGAGCCCCAGAAGCACCAGAACAAAGTTCCAGAGCATTTCCGGGGTGATTCCCTCAATCGGCTGTACCTGAGTCATGGTCCTCACCGCCATTTCTGAAATTGTTTTGGATATGAAAAAGGCGCCGGGCCTGTCAGGCTTCCGGTGCCGAATGTCGAATGAGGACGTAATCCTCACATATCTTTTCCCGCAGGGCTATGCAGTCTGTATGTTTCAGCAGGCCGAGATAGCTCTGCATCACATCCAGGGCGTAGTCCAGTTCAACCTCCCGGTTGGCGTAGGCTTTCTTCACATAGTCCAGATGCTGCTTCATCTGCAGACTGCTGGATTTCCGGAGCGTGATCCTGTCCGGAGTCACGACCCTGCCAACGAATTCCACGCCTTCGTCGTATCGCATGACGGCAGTCTTGTCATTCAGCTGCAGTCCCATGTTCTCCTGGAGGAAGTCATCCATCGCGCCCAGCGCGTCCCAGATTTCCTGTTTGCTGTCTCCCATGATGATGGAATCATCCATGTACCGGATCAGCTTCGGAATCCGGATAATCCGTTTCATGAAGTGATCCACCGGAGTCAGCACCACGTTGGCGGTCATCTGGCTGATTAAGCTGCCCACCGGCATCCCGATGCCGAAGATTCTCTCACAGTCCGTAGGGTCGCTGAATTCAAGCGGCAGTCCGGTCGGCCGGCCATCTCCCTTGATGCAGGTTTCCAGAAACCACATCATGTCAGGATCGTCTACCGGCTTTCCCAGCTCCCGCAGCTGCACCTCATGCGGAATCCGGAAGAAGAACTTCGCCACATCGGCCTTGCCGATCCATTGATTCTTTCCGGTCAGCCTCGCAATCCGCATCCAGCGCTGCAGCTGCTTCACTGCTTTGACCTGGCCCATGCCGGGAATGGAGCCGTAGCTGTGTTCATACATGCTCTTGACGTAGATCGGCCAGAGGACATTGTACGCCGCGCAGTTGACCACCCGGTTTTTGAAAGGCCACGCCGTGATGATTCGTTTCTTTGGGAAGTATTCGTAGAACTCGAAGGCTTTCCCGATCTTGTAATCCTTCCAGATCAGATGGTTAATGCCATCGATGAGATTTCCTTCAAGGTTAGCCGTATAGGCCAGCACCTCAGGCTTGTAGCGCTTATCTCTCTGCGCCAGCCGGTATCCATCATACTGGTTCTCGAAGGTGATGAACCTTTCGAACACATGTTGGTACTTTTCCATACGGCCTTCCTTGACCATCCTGGTACATCCGGAGAGGCACCAGGACTAAAGATTTTTCTTCCAGGAATCCCCTGACCGAGGAGCCAGTTCCCTTTACCTGCACGGCTCTGGGAGGAAGCCCGTAAGCTTCCAGCATCGTGACCGGATTTTCCAGCAGGTATAGCGGAGCGGAACCCGATGTTGCCGTTCGCGTTGGACCGAGCGTTGTTGCCGTTGCCTGCTACTCTATGTTGCCATAGCCGGTCCGATTGACCGTTGTAGTCTGGACTATGTCTTGACCATGCCCCCCAGGGTTTAGGTCGCTGGTGTATAGTCTCTACACTCACCCTTTCGGGTTAGCTCGGCGTTGTCCCGGAGGGAGTTTCACCGACTTAGCCAGCATTCACACGGGTGGTTTCCCGTCCCGGTGGTCTAACTTTCTAACGAGGCGAAACCGTTGGCGGTGTTGTTGTAGTTGCCGCCGCGGTTGAACGAGCGCCGCAAACGTGAGCTGGACCCTATGACTTCGGCCTGCCACTGATGGACTTGATCAGGCCTCCGATCATCTTTCCGATTTCGACCGTCTTTTCTTCCCACACGCCGTAGGTGTGCTTCGAGATATATTTCAGCCGAAAGCTTACGCGGAGATAGATCTGCAGCTTGGCGTTTTCGATGTCCAGGCTTTCCAGCGTGGTTTTCTTCGTATACTTCTTATCCTCGGTGATGGTCAGCTCAAGGATATTGTTCATGCAATGCCGGATGTCCTGCGCCAGGGAGAACTTCTCCGCTTTCGGAAACTGGTTGAGCATGGGATAGCCGTATTCCATCATGTCCTGCACCTTCTGCAGAAGCTTGAAGTCTTCAGTAGCCATCCCAGCACCTCCTGCACCGATATACTGCGTACAGCGGTACGCAGTATATCGGTAGGAGAACCGGTTTTCAAGGGGTTCCGGAAGAGAATTCCGGGTCATGGAAGAAAATTACGAAATACGTAATTTTTGGCTCAAAAATTTTCCGCGCTTCGCGCGGAAGGGAATCACCGCTGTCGCGGTGATTACAGCTTGCAGTTACGCAGCTGGCAGCTTGATATAAGCGGAGCGGAACCCGATGTTGCCGTTCGCGCCGGACCGAGCGTTGCCGCCGCTGAACGAGGCGAAACCGCTGGCGGAGTAGCTGTAGTAGCCGCCGCGGTAGAACGAGCGCTCTGCTTCGTTGTTGTTGAAGTAGCACGTATTGTTCGAAGGGACAATGGTACTGGTCTTCGGTGCCATGCCGAGAGCAATCAGCAGGTTCTTCGCATCATCGCCAACACCGGAAGCGAAGGTAATGACGCTGAAGTTGCAGCTGTGCTCACCTCTGGATGCATCCGTGATGGAGGCAGCATAGGTCAGTTTGCTGCTGACCCAGTCCATCTTGATGGATCCAGAAGTGGTACCGGAACCGTCCGGAGTAATCAGCGTACCATCGCTGGCCTTGATCGCCTTCCACTCTGCAGAGGCAGCAGTCTGAGGATGATCGCTGTCAGCCGCATTGTTGTTCACCAGGATCTGCAGCTCGCCGTACACGCTCCGGATGCCTCCGGTCCACTCCCAGACGTTGCCGCACAGATCCGCGATGCCGTCCAGCGTCTGATCATGATACCAGGTCAGAGGGCCGGTGCCTGTGGCAGTACGAGTCGCATAATGCGTACTATCTTTGGCCGCCGGCAGCGCTTTATAGTTGGACTCGGAACTGTGCTTGCCGTAGTTGTTGTTGCCAATCGGGATGAAGCCGTTCTTCTCGCACCAGGCAATCAGAGCGCCCCATTCAAAGGCAGTCATCAGATGCCATCCATCGCCCTTCGCGGAGCAGGCAGCAATCGCCTGATCGAAGTTGATGCTGGTTTTCGGATCCTGACCGGGCAGAGAATAGGCGCGGCCGTTCATGACGATGTTCTGATACTTGGACACCCAGAAGCCGTCAATCTCCGTGCCGTTCACGATGAACGCCGGGAAAGTGGCCGTAGATGTGCCGAGGTCCAGATCAGCATAGGTCATCTTGGGCACATACACCATGACTGAGGGCATGCCCTGATCGTCATACAGAATTTCATTGCTGGGGCAGACTGCTTTCAGCGCCAGTGCGCTCAGATCAAAATTAGCCATGTTCTGTTGCCTCCTTTACTCCACAGCCCACAGGCTGAGGGTGACTTTGTCCAGATCCAGCGGTACAGGGGTCGGGGGCTCCTGCTCTTCGCCTTCCTCCGCAGGTTCCGGATAGATGTACTCCCGGGCCGGGATGTCGATTTCCGCGACATAAGCGCGGCCGGCAGCGGTACCAATGACCAGGCATCCGTCAGCATCGAAGCAGACATCGATGTGCACGGGCCAGTCCTCTTCGCGCTTGATCAGGTTGATGGTCAGATCATCGTCAAAGGTGATCTTCTTCTTGGTGGCCGTGTTCTGGATCTCATAATCGATCTTCGGGCCTTCATTTTTTTCCACGATAATCATTGGTTATAACCTCCAATCACTGCGTATACTACCGTCACTTTAGATGAGCTGCCGGTGAATGCGATTTTGAATCCGTTGACCTGCCGCTCGGAGATTTCAATCTCACCGATGTTGCCGCCGTCAGCTGCGGTCTTGCTGACCACCACGACCACATAATTCAGATTGTCTCTCACGTTGGCCAGGGCCACGGACTTCTTGGAATTGTTGAACGGGAAAGCCTGGCTGTTCGTCAGGGTGACCGTTCCGGTCTCCTGCACGGTGGCTTTCTCCAAGGCATCCAGACGAGCGTCGTCTTCCCAGCCTTTTTCCCGGAAGGCCTGGAGAAGAAGGGCATGCGCCACATGCGCGTCAAAGACGCCATCTTCGAGGTTGTTGAAGTTTCTCGCGCTCTGTGGAGTGCCTTCAACGTACACCTCCCCGGTGACTTTGGTGTGGGTGATCGTACCGTCAGCGTTGGCTACTTCCCGGTACCGGTTTTCGTACTGATCGGTTTCGTCTACCCAAAACGTCCGGTTGTACATTAGCTTTCCTCCTCCGTGATCTCAAAGTCGAACCACTGCAGCAGGTTCGTTTCCGCTGTTTCAATCACGACACTGATTGCCTTGGTTGCCCAGACCTGGTTCTCGGTGTTGATCAGCCGGACACCGGTGATCGTGCAGGCAACTCCGGGAGAAATCTGCACCTTGATCCGGGCAATGCCCCTCGAGGTCACTTCCTTGCTCACCAGCGCCGTGTCGTACCAGGAGCCGCCTCTCTGATACTGTGCTTTGTAGATCCGCTTCGTGATGTAGTTCCGCAGATCCGCGAAGGCTGCAGTTTGCAGCATGGCTCATCACCTCCCTCAGAATAATGAATTGTTCGGCGTCCCGCACCTGCGGATGCCGTAGCCGACAGAAACAGAGGACGCGCTTACATCAACCCCGCCGCCACTCACTTCCCCGTGGGTGGCGTAGTTCGGAGTTGTGCCGGCAATCGGCACATGATACTCCGAGCCATCGGCTCCGGTCTCCGCTATCAGCTGTATTTCATCCATCTGGCCATGGGTGGTGTGATGGGGATACGTGCCTGCGGTGACCTGGCCTGTGACAGGAACCTGATATTTCTGGTTCTCTGAATCTGTCTCAATTACGATGTCCTCATAGGACTTATCGCCATGGGTGGAATAACGCGGAACGGTGCCGGCTGCGGGAACGTGATACAGAATGTTGTTGCTCTTGTGCGTCTTAATCACGATGCCGCACCGGATACGCAGAATCGGATAACCATCAATGTGGGCCCTCACGGGCTTAAAGATTTCGATCATCCGAACAGCCTTTGAAAAGTTCACCGAGCCGGAGGTGTCCAGACTGAGCAGCACCTGGAAGTATCCGGGATTACCGCCGTATTCAAACCATTCCTCAACGGTGGTATCCGGCCATACTGACTGAAGCGCACTCTTGACCGCGCCGACAGTTCCGATACGTTTCCGGATGCTCCAGTTGCTAAGGAACTGGCGCCGCTTTGTGGCGATGTCGGCGTCATAGTCATACCAGTCGATCTTGCAGTCCGCAGCCAGGATGTCCAGCAGATCCTCATCCAGCTCATTGACGCGCTGGAATATTGCCGGATAGCCCACCTTTTCAGCGCCGTCTCCCATGATCCAGCCGATCAGCTGCGCCAGGTTGTACATGTCATCATCCCGGGCCAGTACGCCAGGCAGGATGGACAGCAAGCTTTCCTTGGTTACGCCTTTACTCATCTTCATAGCCCCCATTCGTGAGGGTTACGGTGCGTACCTTTGCAAGCTGTGGGATGTAGTCTTCCGGCTGGGCTTCGTTGGGATCGTCCACGCTTCCGTTTCTCAGCACCTGATAGGTGGGGGATGTGATCACGGTCCGCTTTGCGCCGGCAGCAATAATCATCTGGTTCAGCTTGCTCGGGTTGATATCCCGGCCGATCCTCGCGTTCTGCCATGCGATGTAGTTCTGGACAGCTTCCTCCACGTTGGCCTGGATCGTGGCCGCGCTTTCCGTGGAATCGCGGCTCATGTAGTAGGTCAGCCTGATGTCGTAGGAAACCTCTTCGGCATCCTCCACGCTGACCTGATCGGTCAGAGGCCGGATGTCTTCATCGTTGCAGGCCGCCAGGATCGCGGCTTTGATCTCGGAGGAAGCGAGAGAGCCGTCATCCATGACTGCGTAGATATGAACCACACAGGGCACCGGTGAATTCACCACAACGTCCCTGATCTCCGTGGACACCAGCTTCGCGTAATACTCATACGCGCCTCTGGCTCCGGCGGATGTATAGGCGTCTTGACCGAGCAGCAGCAGATCGTAGAATTCGTCATCTGTCGCGGTATCGCTTCCGCCGTCAGTCATCGTGATGTTTGTCACTCCGGAATAATAATCGAACAGGTCAACGGCAGTGTTCAACTGCCCGGGAACGTATCCGTTTCCGGCGGTCCCTGCTGTCTCGCAGGTGGCGGTCACCGTGACTGTGGTTTCTCCGGCAGGAACATACACATTCTCATCCGTGTCGAACACGATCTTCTGATCCGCGGTGGTGACCCGCGTTCCGACAGGTACCAGGATCGACGTACTCTGCGCTTCGCTGATCGTGAACTGCAGCGTGACGGTGGCCGGTTTTGCCTGCGGCCTTTCCTGCATAAAGAAGATTTCTGCCAGATTATCCAGTCCGGTACCGACAGCCTTTGAAGGAATATTCTGATTCCCGGCAAAGTTGATCTGTTCGGCCAGCAGCACCATGGCAGCAGCTACCCACTGAATGAAAAGCTTTTCCGGACTGGCGGGATGAACGGTCCGCTGAGTGATGTCCTCGTACTTCGTGGTCAGCGTCTCCACCATAGTTTCCGGATCCGCGTTCACGAAGATATACGGTGTCGTATCCCTACTCAAAGTCATTCACCTCCACGATAGGGTTCAGAATGCCCTGCATGGCGCCGATCTCATTCCTGTCGAACCGGATGCTTTCCAACTCCACATCCGGCATGTACTTCCGCAGCGCTTCCGTGATCGCAAGCGTCATGGCGGTCTGCGCCGCGTTTACCGGCATGTGCAGGTAGTCCGCGGCAATGCCGAAATCCCGATACATGGGACACTCGCCCTTGACCGTCATGATCAGGATGTAGAGCTCCTGCACCTTGGCGTCTGTTTCGGTTTCCGGCGCCAGTGACAATTCCCGTTTCTGGGACGTGTCAATAATGATCATGGCCATGCCTCCTTTCACTCGGAATATTCCTTCAGCGTGATCTGGGTTTTGTACTCTCCCGGTGTGCCGTCCTTCCAGAACAGCTCCGTAGTGAAGTTCAGATCCTCAATAACCCACTTCGTTCCGATCGGGCTGGTGCCCAGGACGAAGGTAACGGCTTTTCCTTTATCAAGCATCCGATCCAGCTTCTTTCTCCATGTCTCCGGGTTTTCGCCCATCCACGCGGAGAAGTGCATTTCAAAGGTGATCTTTTCCGGATCAACGCCGGTGAATTCAACAATGCCCTTCGTGTTCACCAGCTTGTGCGTGGAGTAGTTCGCCTTTTTGGATCTGGACAGGTTAAAGATCGTCCGGAAGGTGGCTTCGGTGACCTCGAAGGTCACGTCTCCAAGCATTCCTGTTTTCATTGGTTCAGACACCCCACAATGTAGCCATGGCTGTCACTCCCGGAGGGGAAGATGCAGATGGCTTTGTCGTTCACCCGAGGGAACCATTGGATGTGCCGGATCCGGTGATGGTGGCTGCCGTCCGGCTCTGTCGGGCCGCCCTGCAGGTTGCCGCTGAGCGAGTCCAGCACGTCCCCCCACTTGTCCATGTTGTGGCGGTGGGTGGCATATTCGGAATACATCTCCGAGGAGATGTTGCCCCACTCCGGGAACTGCGCCACATATAACCAGTCGGATGTGATTCCCTGGCTGGTGAACTTCACCCGGGCCTTGGTCTTGTCTGCGTTCACGTCTGTCACGGTCCCGATCCGGATCATCTGGCCGCTGCCGAGGGTGTAATCATCCCGGTTGGCGAGGTGCTGGGAGATGTCCCCGCCGAGCTTGATCTCGGTGGTGTATCCGGATGTGCCGAGCTTGTGCTTTACGTATTTGATCGGCTTTTTGCCATCCCAGTAGCCAAAGCCCTTCAGCGTGATATTCTGCCCGGCCATGATGCCGGGGTTTCCGGGAAGCGTGAAGGTGGCGGTCTCGCCGAAATCGTTCTTCAGCCGCAGTTCCTCCGCGGCGATTTCCTGCGCTTCGGCCCGGTTCTCAACTCGCCGGTTGGTGATCACGAGCTGATTGTGTTCCTCGTTCTCCGCGTACTTCTCCGATTCAGCGGACCCGGTGATCAGTCCCTTCTCCGGATGCGCGTACCGGACGATGCAGCTGTCATAGCTGATATCCCTCGATCCGGTTTCCAGGCTCCATTTGGTATAGCTGCCGTCATTCCGCGCGATGGTCATGATGCTGGGCTGCGCCGCGTATCCCTGCGCGTCCATCAGAATCATCTTCATATCGGCGATTTTCAGCGCGATACCTGCCTCCCGGCACAAAGCCCGAAGAAATGCCAGGTCAGTCATTTCGTTCTGCTCTCTGCGCTCGTAGGAGTGAGCTCCGGCGTCGTATATCAGGGCAAGTCCGGCCTTTCCGGCAATCTCTCCGGCGATGCCTGCCAGTGTGTAATTCTCCCAGGCTTTGTTCCGTTTTTCATCGGCAATGCCGCCGGAAGGCGGTAGGGAAGATGCCTTCATCGTGACGGTGCTGGGAGGTCCGCCGGCCTTCAGGCTGTCCAGATGGAATGTCCCGGCTTTCTGCTGGACAACTTTTTCGCCCTTCCGGACGCCGACCCAGGCTTCGATCTTCAGTCCGCGCACGGATGCTCCCTGGTAGATCGTTTCCGTGAGCCATCTTTCGATCCACTTTCCGCTGGCGTCGTTCATCTTGATTTGGAGATCGTCTGTGGATTCGCTCTCGTTATCCGTGATGTCAATGGACAGCAGATCCTTCATGACCTGCTCCGTGCAGTCCACGCCCTCGATCTTGATCTTCCAGGCTGAGCGTCTGGCCAATTCCTGCTTTTGATATTCGACCTGTTTGTTGTAGATATCCGCGTCAGCCACTCAGCTCACCTCACTTCTTCCATGGCGGATAGTATTCCTCATCTCCGGCGTAATTGTTGAAGTCCGGCAGATTCAGCACGATCCCGGCGGAAAAGATCATGATGGAGCTTTTGTCCATGTTCGCCTCGATCAGCTGCGCGGTGACTTCCTCCGTGCCGGTCAGCTTGTGAGCGATGCTGTCCCACGTATCGCCCTGTACAGTCGTGTATGTGGCCATGCTCTCACTCCTTTACGCATAGGCCGTCCGCTTTCGGTCAGACATCACATCATCCATGATGGATTCCACCTGATCTCGCAGACTCTCGCTCTGCTCCTGCAGCATGGCGCGGATCTCCGATACGTTCTGGCTTCCGCTGATGTTGTAGGAAGGAGAGATGTTGACGGAGATATTGTTCCCACCGGATCCGCCAGACAGGGCGTTCACGGTCTCATGCGCGGTCAGCACCTTTTCGCCGCCATGCATCATGACCAGCTCCGGGCCCTCCTCACCGACAAGGGTAAGACCTGCCGCGGCGTAATCAGTACCTGCCGCGCGACCGACTACCGTACCGCCGCTTGCGTCATCAGGCGGTGATCCGTCGGTTTTGTAGTGATAGGTGATATCAACGTCCACGTCAGAGATGGCAGACAGCGCGGAATTGACTGCGTCCGCGATGGCGCTGGCCTGTGAGGAGGCGTCCCCTTCGGAAGCTTTCAGGGAAGCCACATAGGCCTCCATGGTTGCCGCTGCAGCCTGTGCCGCTTCGGAACCCTTGTCCAATTCCTTGACTGTATTCTCCAGTTCCGTTTTCAGCGCTGCCATGCCTTCGCTGAAGTTGGTTTCCATGTCCGCGATTGTGGAGGCCAGCGTATCTTTTGCGGATTCAACCTCCTGGAACTTGTCGTTGATCTTGCCGATTTCCTCTTCACTGGCGCTTGCCAGTTCTGCCAGGGCGGCGGCGCTTTCCGCGGACCCGTCGGACAGCTGTTTGGCAATCTCCGGCGCGAGACCTTTATCCAGAGCAGTCTGCAGATTGGTGTTGTATTGATCCCAGTATTTCACCTGGGCGTCCATGTTGGTCTGCATCTCATCGGTGTTCGGGCCTTCCGCGCCTTCACCGACTTCTTCGAACAGGCTGAACCGGTTCCCGAGGGCTCCGAGGGCGGCCTGTTTGGCTTCATCGTAGGCCTTTTTCAGGGCTTCCATCCGCTCGATCACGGTACCGACAGCGGCAACGGTGGTGTCCGCTTCGCTCTGCGCGGTCTGTCCGGATCCCTCGGCGGCGGCCTTAGCGGCGTTCACGCCTGCCTCCACCTGCTTCATCGTTTCATCTACGATCTCAGCGCCGTTCTCGTAATCAGCGTAAGCTTCGGTCAGCGCGTCCCGCAGCTGTTCGTATGTCATGGTACCGTCCGCGACACCGTTGATCAGGTTCTGCAGGTATTCCTGCTGAATCTTGTCAGCGGCCTCAACCTGATCGGCATATTTCCCGGCCTCTCCAATTGCGGTCTGCCATCCGTCAGCAACAGACAGCGTGTCTGTTTTCATGCCCTCGATGGTTACGCCCATGCCGGCGAGACCGCTGCCGAAGAAATCATACTTTTGACCGGTAATCGCGTTTATGGTTTCCTGCAGGCCGTAGAACTTATCCTGCAGGGCAACTGCTTCGGTACTGGTATCAGTCAGCCAGGATCCTTCGCCTTCATATGCCTGCGCAGCTTCGACAAGGCCTTCAAACTCTGTGCGAAGATACTCTGCGGCGTTTCCTCCGGCGGTCAGCTCCTGGGCGATTTTGCCACGGCCCTGAGCCTGTTCCAGATTCCGCATGGCGGTATCTTCGTCCTGGATGGATTGGACATACTGTTTGCTTTGTTTCTTGATGGTGTCCAACGCTTCGGCAGTGTACTGATCCTTCCGGGCCTTGGCGACCGCCTCATACGCATCGATCTGCCGGTTCAGCGCATCCGTTTCCTCATCAGTCGCGGTGATCATCCCGCCGGATGCACTGCGAAGCGCGTCCGTGACTTCCTTCAGTCTTTCCCGTTTGGCTGCCAGCTCTTCGGCTGCCGCAGAGGCTGCCGCCTCCGCTTCGGCCAGGGCGTTTTCATCTTCCGAGGCCTGCTTCAGCGCGGCTACATCGCCATCCACGTTCACGGTCTGAGTGACAGTCCCGTCCGCCGTGACCACGTACCCTTCGTTTTCCGCAATCTCCTTGATCTTGGCCAGATCATCCGGAGCGATTTTTGACAGGTCAAGCTTCTGCGTGATGGTACCATCCTTGTTGACCACCACATTCCCGGCCGCTACATCGGCCACGAAATCCTTGTAGCTGCCGTAGCCCATGCTGGCCACGGTAGAGTCATCAAAGCCGATCAGCCGGAGCCGCTGCTCCAGGGTACCGGAATCGGTGGTGATGGCGTTGGCAAAGTCGCGGACCTGCTGGATCATCTCCGGCGTGACTTCATCCACGCCGATCAGCTCCAGCTCCTGCCGGATGGTGTCATCCGACGTCTGCGCGTTCGCGGCCAGATCGATCAGCCGTTCCATTTCCTCGTCGGTAATGTCATCGGCTCCGGCCAGCTCCAGCGTCTGCTTCAGCTCTGCGGTTTTGTCCGTCATCTTGCTCTTCAGCTCGTCAATGAGCTGAAGGTTTTCTTCGGAGACATCCCCGATATCCAGCTCCGCCCTGAACTTAATCGCCGCCGCCGCTTCGGTTGCCGCGATGTCAGCGGTCAGGTTTTTGTATTCCTCTGCCAGGTCAATAATGGCCTGCTGTTCTTTCGCCTTCTCGTTCAATGAATCGAACTGCGCGTCCAGATCCTCGAAGGATGGATGCGCGTCGTTGTAGGCGTCCACCAGAAGGCCGATGCCGGCCACAAGGGCGCCGATCCCGGCAGCTACGCCCAGGATGATGCCGATGCCGGGAATGGATCCGCCGAACAGAAGGTTCGCCGCGGCGGCCAGCTTCGTAGCGGCGGTGTAGGCCGCGACAGCTCCGGCAGCCAGGCCGAGCACACCGATGAAAGCGGTGATGCCCTGCACAATCGCCGGATTCTGCTCAATGAATTCGGCCATCGGCTCAAGCAGGCCGGTCAGGCCGTCCGCAACACCGGCAATCATGGGGGTCAACGCATCGCCAATGGAGATTTTAACGTTATTGGCTGCGTTGGAAAGCATTGTCAGACGGCTTTCCGTGGTGGCGTATCTCTTTTCCGCTTCTGCGGACAGGGCGGTATTCTCCCGAAAAGCGGCGTTCGCGTCCCGGATGGCGTTGCTCATCAGATCGCCGGAGCCTGCCAGGGACAGGATCATGCGCTGCATCCGGGTTTCCGTGATGCCAAGCTCACCCAGGATCACGCCTGCGGAAGCGCCGTTTCGCTCCACATCGTTGAGGCCGGTCACGAAGGTGGACAGCGCGTTAGCGGCGTCATTACCCCAGGCGTCCGCGAACTGCGAGGCGCTCATGCCGGCTACGCTGGCAAACTGATCCAGACCGTCTCCGGTCTCCACGGCGGTGTTGATCTTGCTGATCAGCTTCGACATGCTGGTGGAGCCTGCGGCCGTTTCGATACCCAGGGAGGTAACAGCCGCCGACAGGCCCATCATATCAGCTTCGCTCATGCCTGCCAGTGATCCGGCAGCGGCGATGCCCTGACCCATCTCAACGATTTTCTGTTCAGTGGTGGCGTAGTTGTTGCCAAGATCCACGACAGCGGATGCCAGGTTCGAGTACAGGCTTGGGTCCATCTGCGTGATGTTCGCAAACTGCGCGAGCATTGTCGCGGCCTCGTCCGCCGTCATGGTGGTGGCGGTGGCAAGCATGCTCATGGTGGTGGAGAAGTCCAGCAGGTTTTCCTTGCTGATGCCAAGCTGCCCGGCCACCTCCATCACGTTGGCCAGCTCCGTGGTTGTGATCGGGATCTCCGTGGACAGCTTCATCACTGCCTCGGACATCGTCTGCAATTCACCGGCTGACATATCCGTGGTTTTGGATACGCCGGTCATCGCGCTTTCAAAGTCGATGGATGCCTGAGCGCATTCCTTCAGCGTGTCGTAGACAGCCTCCAGGCCCTTAAACACACCGACTGCTGACAGCGCGGAGGAGATGCCGCCCAGCATGTCACCCGTACTCCCCGCGGAGTTCAGGGCGTCCAGTTTGGCTTTCATGTTTTCGATCTGCTGCGAGCCCTGGGTAAACGCGGAAGTAAACCCACCGCCAAGAGCGGCATTCAGCTCGAATAGCATCTGATAACTGGCGGCCATGTCTGCATCTCCTTTCGGTTAAAAATAAAAAAGGCTCACCGTTTCTTCCGGGCCTTTCTGATCTCTTCGTTTTCTTCTTCGATTACCGCATTCCCGGCGCGGATCCACCGGACGAATTCTGCCAGGGGCAGGCTGACCCAGTCAAAGACTGACGTGTTGAAATTCTTCGCCATCTTGATGGCGTTCTGCCGGAGCCAGTCTCCGCCGTCTCCGCCGACCGCGCCTATTTCAGTAAAAAATTTCGGACTGCTTCCTTGATCCGGTTATAGTCCTTGAGGCTCATGGCCAGGAATGCGTCAGAGCCAATCGGCAGCTTCGCCTTGGCGCATGCCTTTGCGGCGATGCCCATGATGTAATCATTGTTAAGGGCACCGTAGATCACGGCGCCTTTCTTGCGCTGCATCAGTTCGGCCTCAACCTCCATGCTGTCCTTGCCGGTCAGATCCTCCAGGTTGAGCTTTACACTCTCGTAGACGGTTCCGTTGTAGTCCAACGGCTTCTGGAGCTTGATCTCCACGATGCCGGGATTTTCCGGAGCCTTTTCCTCGATTTTGATTTCCTTCACATTTTCGGCTGCCATGTTTTTCGTCTCCTTTCAAGTTCCAAAAAGACGCGCCGGGGAATCATCTCCCCGGCGCTGAGGGAATCTTACTTGCCCAGAGCCTTCCGGATGGGGGCGAAGTAGTCCACGCCGTCCACGACGCAGATGTAGTTATAGGGATCAATCTCCCAGATCTTCGTGCCGTCACGATATCCGGCGTAATACACGACGGAGAAGGTGTTGGACGTATCCGCGGGAGTGGCCGGCTGGATGTTGCCGGGGTTCAGCGCCTTGGGCCGGGTTACCATAACGTACTTGTCGGCCTCAATGGCATACTCGGTCTGGGTGGTGTCCCAATACTGGTGCGCCACGCGCAGGTCGAGGTGGTGGCTCTTTGGAGCCGCCAGGGCCTTCGCGGCCTCTGTGGGGCTGCGCCAGTTCAGCGCCAGCTCCATGGCTTCCATCATGCCGGCAATCGGCACATCGATGTTGCCATTGATCCCGGCGCCCTGGATCTGCTGCACGATAAACGCAACGTTCGGCAGGGTGGCCTGGGTCAGGCCCATGTAGTTGTTGCCATCCTCGTAGATCTCGAAGATGATGTTGGATTCAGGCTGCTTTGCCATTTGTTATCCCTCCTTAGGTAAGAGCCGCGGTCACGTAAGAAGGATCGTATTCGACAACGAAATCGATCTCCTGCGCGGGAGACGGCGGCGTGATGTAAACGTGCAGCTTGACGATACCGGCCATCAGGTTGGTGGTGGGGTTCTCGTCCTCCAGCATCTCGCAGCGGCCGCCTAGGATGTACCCGGAACCGGTCAGGCCGTTCAGCCAGATGTTGCAGCTGTCCAGGATCGTGTCGATGAAGCGCCGGGTCATGGGCTCATCCAGCTTGCCCCAGAAGGTCTTGATCAGGGTGTTGCTGACGAAGTCCGTCATCCGGGACACGGGGATGAAGTAATCCTTCACATCCTGGTTGGTGGGATAGCAGGCCGTGTAGTTGCCCCACACCTTGAAGCCGCCCATGAAGTTCAGGCCGGTGACCACGCCGCCGCCGTTGAGGATGTTCGCCTGCTCGAGGCTGAGGATGATTTCGCCACCGGCCACGTTCACCAGGCTGTCGCACTGCAGGCCCTTGTTGGAGGGGCTGACGTGAGGCGCAGTGTAGGTGGCGTCGGTGTTGGCAATCGCTCCGGCAACCTGCGTGGACAGGTGATAGACCTTATCGCCCAGCTTGACCAGCGGCCAGCAGACGAGCTCGTTCTCGTCGGTGAAGTTGTTGGCATTCTTCAGCGCGATGACTTCGTCATAGGTGTCCGCGCCGCCGGAAGAAGCGGTGGAGATATCAATGATCGCCTTCGCCCGGAACAGTCCGTTGATCGCTTCGGCCTTCGCAGCCATAACAGCGGCAACAGCGGTGTTGTCAGAGTATCCGGGGGCCACGATCAGATCAGGCACCAGGCCGATCGTGCTCATGCACAGGTCAACAGCTTCCACGCCGTCGGCCACGACATTCGCGGTCACGCTGGCGGGGGTCACTTCATCGTAGGCCACATTCAGCGTGGTGGCGCTGTAGGCGCTGCCGCCGCTCAGGACTTCGATGGTCAGCACTTCGTCAGCGAAGTACAGATCGTAATCCGTTCCCAGAACCAGCGTGGTGCTGCCATTCTTCACGACAACGCTGCCGGGGATGGCCTTGGCGGTCAGAGCAACCTTCTTGCTCACGACATTCTTGTCAGCCGCGGCCACAGCGCTCTTCATGGTGCTTGCATCCAGCATGTTGATGAAGATCGCGGGGGATACATTGAACAGTTTGAAGTGGGAATACATCGCCTCGCAGAGGTGATAGGTATCCCAGTCATCGGAATAACCCAGCTTCTGGACCGCTTCGTTCCAGCTGGTGCAGAGAACAGGGACGCCGGGAGTAGCCGGGGTGTCCGCGTTCTGGATCGGGGAAGCCCCGAGGAACACCGGCACACCGGTTTCGACAGTTGCGGGAGTAACGGCACTGGTGGCCATCTCCGACACAAACACGCCATGCTTTGCCATCGGTATTAACCTCCTTCATTTTTGAACCCTGCAATAAACCGCCTGTACACTTCGTACAGACGGTTGCCGGGTTGCTTAACAAGTTGTCTTGCCCTGGCCAGCTCTTCAGAGCTGATCAGGAGCTGTGCAATCGGGGGATACTTCTCAATCGCGCGGGCCAGCTTCGTTTCCACTTCCTCCCGGGTCCCGGTGAGGATGGTGTTATGCTGGATCGCGCTCCGGATCGTAGGCCCGATGTACACCCAGTTTTTGACCTCTTTCAGGTCTTGTGCGGCTGTCCGTCCCATACGGCCGTTTCCTCCCTTCCGACAGGCGGCATCTTCCACACTGTCATCATCTCGCCCAGATAGAAAGGCGCGGTATCGTCCGGATAGACCAGCTGCTCAATCCCTCCCTTATGATCCAGGGCAAACTGCCTGTCAAGGATGGGCTTGGCCATCAGACTGATCCGGATGCGCTCCATCAGGTTGAGGAGGTTCAGACCGCCTTCCTGTTCGTCTTCGCTGTACACACAGAACAGCGTCCTGACATTAACCAGTCCTTCCGGCAGGTTGCCGGGCTCTTGGGTGTAGGACGTGTTCACTACGGTATGCAGGACATACGGCGCGTATTTGTTGGACGCCTTCTCGTCCGGAAGCCTCGTTTTGTAGACCATGGGGGCGCGGATCTCCGGCTCCTGTTCTTTCTTCGTCGGCTTCACGGGCAGAAGAAGCTCAGCCGTGGCGGTCTCTGTTCTTCGTTTCAGAGCCTCCAGCAGCATTACACTGGTCATGGTTCGTCTCCTTTACTTGCCGAGGATACGCCCGATCTCGTGAGACAGGCGCTCGTTGAATACCTCCATGATCCGCTTGCCCAGCGGATCGGCTACCGCCGTGTCCTTCACCATGTGCGCGGTGGAGGGTCCGAGTTTCCGTCTGACCGGGAATCTCGGCGCTCCGACACGCTCATAGACATGGCCTCCGTATGCCTGGATGTCGAAGGCGTGTTGCAGGTGAACCATGTTTCCGCGCTTCGCCTGGTACTTGACGCCGTTCGAGTCGGATATCTGCGGTTTGAATTCCAGCAGATCCAGCATCGCTCCGGAATAGCTGATGATCACTTTGGTAGCGCCGCCGCCACCGCCGAACACCTTCACCGTGGTGGTGGTGTTCCGGGTGAACTGGCTGGCTTTGATGTTGTAGACCCGTGTGGCGTACCGCTTCGCCTCCGTCTTACCGGCTTGTCCGGCGCGTTTGGCTGCGCGGTTGACTGCCACCATGGCTTTGCCAGGGAAGTTGAACAGGATCGAGTTGACATAGTCCAGGGAGTTCAGACCAGCATCGTTTACGCTGACGTCAATGATACCCATCCGGCCTCACCTCACTCGTCAATCGCTTCCAGTTCAAGCCTGATCATGCCGTGATCGCAGGAGGACTGCGCAACGTAATACTCCCGGAGGAATCTGTCATCCGGATCATAGATTCCGAACCGCCTTCCTTTTTCCGGAATATTGCCGCCGACATCGTCCAGCTTGCAGTGAAATACGGCAGTGACGCGGTACAGGCCGTGCTCATGATCGCTCATGACGGTGATGCGGTCCTGCTCCTTCATCTGGCTGATCACCACGGGGATGCCTTTTTCATCCTCACCGCTGTAGACGTCTCCGTCAAACTCAACGGTCCGGAGCTCTCCGAAGGTTTCGATATCCAGGAAGGTGCGCAGGTTGTCCGCTTCCACCATTTCCTTGAAGCCCATCAGTCAACCACATCCTGAGCATCGAAGGAAGGCGCTTCCTCAGCTGCGTTGATCGCTTCGATCATTCCGGACTTGCTCCGGATCCCGCTGACATCAACGCCGTTCTCCTGCGCGAGAGCCTTCAGCTCATTGAAGGACATTTCCTCAAGACTGACGCCCTCGTTTTCGGCCTCAGGAGCCTTTTCTACGGGCTCCTGCTTGGGGGCTTTGATCTTCTCAGCCTGGACCGCTTCCGCGACTCCCAGGCCGATCAGGCGTTCTCCTTCGGCCTCTGTCACATCGATCGGTGCTTCACCGGCTCTCACAGGGATAACATAGTGGCTTTTCTGCCCGTTCGGCAGAATCGGACGGTGCCCGTAGGTACCGCTGATGATTTTCACCAACATGGGAAAAGCTCTCCTTTCGATCAGCTCATCAGGCAACTACGCCGGCAGCGTAGATCCAGGGGCTGTAGTTCTGCGGAGCGGCCAGAGGACGGCTCTCCAGGATGATTTCGCGCTTTTTCTTCTTCCGGTCCACAAACAGATCCGGAACACGCTTGCCTGTGATGGTGTCGATTTCGCCGGCTTCGTCCATGTGGACGATGTGGGCATACATCAGATGGCCGGCAGCAGGAGCAGTCACCATCATGGAGGTGGCCGGGAAGTAGTTCGTCCTGGTGGGAGCCAGGGGGCTTCCGGACAGCGCGGTATACTGTTCGTTGGAGACGATCACGTTCAGGTCATAGCCGTTGAAGTTGATCGTTCCCAGGAACGTCACGCCCTGGTACTGGCTCAGGGTCTGACGGATGCCGCCCTCGGCAACGATGATCCCGGACTGCTTATTCACCAGGTCACGGAAATCGCTCATGGACAGCAGGAAGTCACGGACCTTACGGCCGATAACCAGGTCAACGGCAGGCAGGCCGCGTTCGCTCAGGGAGTCGCACATGGCCTCGATATCCGCGCACACATCCGCGAATGTGGTGGTAGCGTCCCACTGGGTGATGGTGTATGCACCGTCATTGCCATTGGCGGGATCGTAATACTTCAGTTCCGCGGTGCGGGTGTGGGTTTCGTCCAGGTGTTCCTGGATGGTGAAGCCGTTGTTGATCATGACCTGAGAGCACAGATATTCCTCCGTGCGGGAGAAGCGGCGCTCCAGCAGAGCCAGGTCTTCAGACACCAGCTTCGCGGCGCGCTCTTCTTCGGTGCTCTTGGACAGGATCGCTTCGCCGAAGCCCCTCTTCTTCAGCTGATCGGCCGTCAGATCACGGCTCTGGCTGACGTAGGTGGGGCTGTATTCATGGATCTCATAGCCGCCGCGCTTCACGTTGATCGGATCCGCGCCTTCGACCATGAAGGGAGCCATGTCATTGTCTCCGTCCTTGTATTCCACCAGCACCTTATCGGCCGCGTAAATATCGCCGGCTCCGGTGGGGAAATACCGATCACGGAAGAAGGTGGGAACAGGGGACAGGCCTTCCCAGAGACCCGCCATGTAGTAGGTATCCAGGATGTTCACAAGAACAGACATTGCTTTATACCTCCTTACGCAGTTACGCTTTCGGTTTCGGAAGCGCCCAGGAGAATGCCGCGTACACGCAGCGCGTCCCGGTCAGCTTCCGTCAGAGAAGCACCGCTGGCCAGAGTCAGCTCATCTTCATTGAAGTTGCCGGTAATGAAGACCAGGGCATTCTCATCAGCGGACGTGCCGACAGCCACATCCTCAGCGAGGACGCAGTCAGCGGTCAGGGTTTCATTGGTGGCCGCGGTGGTTCCGAAGATCACCAGCTTGCCGTCACCGGCAGATCCGGAGCTCTTGCAAAGCAGCGTACCGCGTACCAGGGTGGCAGCGGTGCCCAGCTTCCGGAGAACACCGGCTTTGGTCAGTGCACGGGGATCCAGACCGGCAAACAGATTCTCCGGAGTTACGGAGCCGATCTTTTCATGCAGATCACGAGACATGGTTTCTTACACCTCCTCAGTTTTTTCGCCACGCAGCTTCGCCGCCATGGCAGCACCAGCGGCCTTCCGGTCTTCGCTGGTCATGGTCGCGTCCTCTTCCTCGGACGCAGGCGCAGAGGTCACGGCAGCGGCGCCGCTTTCCTGGTAGTCAGACTGCATCTGACTCATGAAAGTCCGGCCCTGCTTCGCCATTTCCTGCGCGGCACGGAACGCCATCTGTTCGGCCGTGCACGGATCACCGTACTTCGCCGCCCGGATGGTCTCTGCGTCAAACACGCCGGCCAGTGCATCGATATCAGCGCAACGCTGACGTTCTGCCTGCACGGCTTCGTCATGACTGACGCTGGCCTGAGCCTCTGCAAGCAGGGCTTCAGCCGCTTCGGGATCGCTCTGTCTGAGCTCTTCCAAAGTCATGGGAATTCCTCCTTCTTTTCTGCCTGAGGTCTCAGGCGTGATGTTATCTCCACCGTCAGCCGGAACATCTTCCTCCTGCTCGGGCTGTTCGGGTTCGACCTCTTCCACATGGGTTTTGATGTCATCGGGCAGCTGACCCATGGCAGCCACTCGCATCTTCCGGCCGCAGGCGTACAGGATATGCCTGTCCGCGCTGACGGAGATATCCGGATCCTCCGCGTCTTCCAGCAGCTCATCCGCGAAGCCTTTCTCCACGGCTGTCCGGCCGGTCATGTAAGTGGTTGCGGTCATCATCTGACGCACTTCCTCCACTTCCTTGCCGGTCTTCCGGACGTAGATCTCGGCCTGGCTCTCATTGATGACATCCAGGCTGTCGGCCAATTTCCGCAGATCGGAAGAATCCGCAGCTGTCCAGACGTATGTCCAGCAGTCGTGGATCATGATGATGCTGGAAGGATTCACCTTCACGGTGTCGGCCGCGCATATGATCAGGCTGCCGCCGGACATGGCCACGCCGTCCACGATGCAGGTGATGGACATTCCGTCCTTCGCCATCTCGCGGAGCCGGTTGTGAATGGAAATTGATGCATAGGCATCGCCACCCACAGAATTCATGTGGATGGTCAGCTCCGTGCATCCCTTGATCTCTTCCAGATCCTTCAGAAACTCGCTCAGGACGATGAACTGACCGTCAATCGGATCGCCCCACCAGTCCGTAGGCTGCGTTTCCACGATTTCGCCGTACATGGTCAGCTCCGCGCTCAGGCCGTTCCTGACGGCCAGCGTGTAGCATTTTCGGTCCAGCGTGAACACCTTTTGTTTAGGCATCGTTTTCACCTCCAGGGTTCCCGGTATCATCCGGGTCAAGATCAGGCTCGTTCTGGAAGTTGTTGCTTCCACCGCCCAGCCCGGCGGCTTTGAGGATTTCCTGCTCCCGCGCCAGCGTTTCCATGTTTTCATTCCAGTCACCGCCGCCGTGTTCGCGGGTCACCTGCTCATTGGTTTTGAATCCGTGCTGGACAGCCAGGATGTCCGCTTTGACTTCCTTGGTGGGATCCAGCTGTCCCTGCACCGGCCCGAGCCACTGAGCTTTGCAGTAGGCTGCCCGGATAATGGGATCCGTGAAGAATCCCGGGGCGCTGATCCGGCCCAGGGCAACCGCCTCGGAAAGCCAGGTCTCATACAGGGGCTGGCAGAATTTATCCACCAGCGTCTGCCGGCGCATCCGGAATGTTTCCCATGCTTCCATCAGAGCTGCGCGGCTTGCGGAATAGGAAGCGTTGAACTCCTTCAGCAGCACGTCATAGGGGATGCCCAGCGCAGCGCCGATCTCCTTGCACAGCACCTTCACGAAGGTGTCAAAGCCGGGTGTCGGAATGGACGGATTGCCGAACTTTACATCCTCATTCGGAGCCAGATGCATCACGGTTCCGGGTCCCATCTCGTACTCGTTGGAGTTTTCCGAGATGGTTCTGTCCGGCGGGAGATCCGGATTGTCATCGTCCCCGTAGCTGGCTTCGTTGAATGGGATCTCTGCCGGGTTCGTCTCCGTCTTCACCCATGCGGTAAAGTAGCATTGCACCAGGGCCGCGATGACCTCGCTCTGTGTGTACCGGCTGATATTCAGTATCGCCTCGATCACAGGCGCCAGGAATGTAACGCCACGGTACTGATCCGGACGCTCCGATTCCATGATCATCAGATAATTGAGGAGGCCGGTCTGTGAGGATCTGCGCCGGACACGCTGCCATTTCATCTGCTTCAGCTCACGGTAGGCCTGATTCGGATAGGCATTGCAGACGTAGATCGCGATGGCCTTTCCGTTTTTGTCCACCTCAACGCCGTCATAGATCGGATTTTTGGACCGTTTGGCAATGCCGTCCGTAGCTCTGCCGCCGGTCACCAGTCTCGCGTCCATCGGCGTACTGATCCGGTCAGCCTCGATCATGTGCACCCGGAGGGAATACGGGTTCATCGGAGTGACATTGAAGTCCCTCTGCAGGAGCGCCACGACATCGCCGTTCACCAGGAAGCTGGACACAGCCAGCTGCTGGAGCCCGGAAAAGTTGTTCATGGCGATGGCGTCAATGTTCTCCGGATTGTTGGCCCACATGGCGAACTCGCGTTCCGTGTGCCGCTGCCACTCCTTCACCGCATCCGGAGACATCTTCAGCAGATCGTTGTCGATCGCGGCATGCAGCTTCAGCCCGGTACCGACAACCTTTGTTTTGTTTTCCTCGATTGCGGACCTGGCAATGGGGCTGGACATGAACAGCATCCGGCCTCTCTGCCGGAGCGTGTAGTTATTCCAGTTGATATCCTCATTCGGGCTGGAAGACTTCGCCGTGAATCCCTTCATGGATCTCCGGTTCATGCTGGCGCCGGCTTCCGAATACCCGCTGACCTTTGGTCTGATGATTTCGCTCACTCTTACCACCTCCTATCTTGTCAAAATAAAAGCCGCCAGACGGCGAAAGGAGACGAAACTCCGCCCTGACGGCAGATAAGCCGGTTTCCCGGCGTTATCCCTAAAACCCGGGGAAGATCCCCGGGCCCGCTAAATGACCGTACGGACCTGCACGCGCGTTAATCAGTAATGTGGGACGTTGCGTCATCGTACAGCCATAAAGACCTTTACCAGTCCCGCGGCACTACCGCGAATGCCTTCCTCGGCTTATGCCCGGCCAGCAGGTTCTCATACTGAGCAACCTTGGCTTCCGCATCGTTGATGGCCTTCTTCAAGGAGGGTAGATCAAGACGTGTGAGTGATCTGTCATCAATCTCATAGCTTTTCACCTGACCTTTCGCAAGAGCAAGGTATGCATCCATCAGCGCCCGGAGCTGTTCGTTCCAGTACTCCAGCATTTTCTGGATCGTTTCCCTGGTCATTGTCTCTCACCTTCCTTCTTACCAGTCGAGCAGATTACTCATTCTGTCCTCAATAGAGCTTCGTTTTCTTGGCTCTGTGGGCCGTCTGGCGGCCTCCCGCTTCTCGGATGATTGTCCGTTCATCCTTCGGAGCAGAGCGTCCATATCGGGCGCCAGGGCCGTGAATGCGGCCTGCGCGTAGTTCCGGCAGTCGAGCGCTTCATTCCGTTCGTGTCCTGGGATCTTCTCCCAGACCCACGGGTTCTTGTTGTGCTCCTTGTAGACCAGGTGCTCAGAGAGCAGGCCCACAAAGTACCGGTGCTCATATCCGCATTCCGGATTGATGGGGAAATGGCAGTACCGTGGGCCGGGCGTCTGGATCTTCAGCCCGTCCATGATCAGCTGTTTTCCGGCGTCAACGCCGAGCTGATACTGCCAGCATTCACCGATGGTCTTGCCGCGCAGCACGATCTTGACTTTCTTGGGCGGGGAAGTGTACGGCTTGCCGTCACCTCCGTAGCCCTTGCAGTCAAATACGCGCTTTCCGATCCGCTGAGCGCAGCGGAGCCGGACTTCCTGTGTGAAGTGACCGCCGTCATCCACAAAGGTCATGCTGATCCGCAGGCCCTTGCCGTTGCCGAAGCGGTACACCCTGGCCACCAGCTCGTCCAGTTGCTCCCAGACTTCCGGCGTATCAGGCCGCCCCAGGATGATCCCGCGCCGGATGCCCCAGTTCTCTTTCCGGAGCCCCCAGCCGATCACCTCATACTCAAGGCGGTCATCCTGCACGTCCACGCCCATGGTCAGTACCAGGACGCCGTCCGGCAGCTCTGCGGTGTATTCCTCGCGCCTGGCCATGTAGTCATCCTCGTTGGCCAGACCGCCGCGGTCTTCCCACAGCTCACCGAAGAGGGTGTTGTACACCACCTTCAGCTTTTTCGTGTCTCCCCGGGCCTTCAGATATTCGGTGACGATCTTCTCCCAGGAGACCCACGGCGAACAGAAGGCGTTCAGCCAGAAGGAACGGATGCCGTTCTTCAGCGCTGTCGGATTCTCCGCAATCCACTTCGCATGCGCACGTTTCATGTCGTGCTCTTCGGAAATCCCGCCGCATTCCGGACAGACATAGTAGACCCGGGTCACCACATAGGTGATTACATGGTCCACTTCCGTCTGCTCGAATTCGTATCGGATGTCCTGCCAGCGGATGTTGTGATACTCGCCGCAGTGCGGACACTTGGAGCACCAGCGCTCCTGGGTGCCGTTTTTGAAGGACTTCTCAATCGGGGAAAAGCCCTTGATGGTCGGCGTAGAGCATTCATAGCTCTTCGCGTTGTAGAAGGTCTGCTGTCTGGCCATGGCCAGCAGCCATGGATCACCTTCCTTGCCGGCTTCCACGGCCCACCGGTCGCGCTCGTCACCGAGGACGTACCGGATCGGCTTCGATGCCAGGGCATGGGCTTCTGTGCTTCCGCACATGGTCAGGATCCCGCCCGGGTAGCTCTTCTGCAGGATCGTGTTTCCGGTATCGCCCCTCAGGGTCTTCGATACCTTCTTCCGCAGCGTCTTTGAGTCCCGGATCATCGGCGCGATACGGAGCTTTGAATATTCCTTCGCGTCTCCGTTGGTCGGCTCGATCATCAGGATCGATCCTGGATCCTGATCAATGATGTAGCCGATGATGTTATTCATGCACTCGGACTTACCGACCTGGGACGCGGCCACCATGACCACGTGCCGGATCTTCGGGTTTGTCCAGGCGTCCATGACATCCTTGAGGTACGGCGTTTTCCGCGTCCTCCATGGGCCGGTCTCCGCGGAGGATTCCGGAGACAGCCGGCGGTACTTGTCTGCCCACTGGCTGACGGTCAGATCATCTGCCAGGGCGAAGGAGGAAAGATTCTTCCGGGTGGCCCGGAATAGCCGTTTGATGCCGGCTTCAGAAATCACTCTGCATCATCCTCTTCCGTTCCTGATCGTTCCTCCATGTTCTGCCGTTCTCTGACCAGCGCCTCGTATTTCTCCGGATCGTAATCGTATTCGGACAGCTCCCCGAGCACATCCCGGATCGCTTCCTTGATCAGCGCGGAGCATTCCTCCGCTGTATCGCACAGCGAAACTTCCACCGCCAGTCTGCCCGGCAGGGAAAGCAGAGCGTTCTTCACGGTATCGATCAGCTCCTGAGTGAAGACCTGCACATCCTCACTCCGGTGCATCTTGCCCTTCAGCTCTTGGGCCTGCAGTTCTGCCATGGTGGCCTTTGCCACCTTCAGCTTGACTTCCGCTGTGGCCTTCGCCTTGTCCAGCTTCTTCTCTTCAGCGGTTTTCTTGATCTTGTCGTTCTGCAGATCCATGTAGCTCCGGATGGAATCCGTCAGATTGAACAGCTTCCCGTGTCCGGTCTGCATCTTGTTCAGCGTCCCCTGTGTGGTCAGCTGTCCGACCCACTGATTGGAGACTCCCAGCATGCTGCAGATATCCGCTGTCTTGACGTAGATCGTCAATCCCGGCTGAAGGATGAACACCGTGTCATCTTCCAGGAAGACCTTCTCTTTATCGTCCATTCAGCGGTACCTTATCCTTTCTCAAAATTCACGATTCTGCGTGAGCTCCGGAACAGCTTCCGGCATCTGCACTGCATCCGCTCTAAGGTTCGCACAAGGTGGAAAATTGTCGCAGATTTTCAACTAAACATCCGGAATCGCCCCCAGTATCGTTGCGTTTTTTGGGGGGCGAACAGGCGCAGT